TCGGAACGGTCAGAACACCAATGGCAGCAGTGTACGTCAGGTCATCGGCAAAGTAGACATTCTCGGCGCTATAGTTGCCGTCCATCGCAGCCCACACAGAACCGTCGTAGACGTAGGCGGTGTAGGAATACTTGCCGCCGGCGATAAGTGCCTTGACTACAAAGATGTCATCCTTCTCAGCAGTAACGCCAGCCGCAATCAGGACACGGGTAATGACATCATTGTCACTCTCGCCTTCTGCCTTCACGCCTTCGTAATGTGCAGCGCTTGTCCCACCGATGTACTTCAGGTTCTCATATGTGGTAACACCGTCACCAACTTTGAGAGTACCAAGATCGGTATCGAAACACGGCTCACCAGCTGCAGGAACAACATCTTTGTTCGTAAGCCAGTTTGCCGTAGTATCGCGCCGGACCTGGATTTTTGTAGTGATTTTTTTCTCGGCCATTTTTTCCTCCTTCAATAGTTTGCGGAACGCATTTATTGAATTCCAGCTGCGGATCCACCATCAATGATCCGGATATCGCTGTAATCGCTATCGCCGATTCGGATCGGGGTGATGGACTTATCTTCCTGAATAAAATATGGCGCCCAATCTTCTCCGTTATGGATAGATAGCGTTAAACCTGCGCAGTCATTTTCGCTGACCCATTTTGCAGCTTCCTGGAAGGTGGCAAATTTCTTCGCCGAAGATTCCTTCATCCCCTCTTCGAGGTTTTGGATGGTATCTTCAAGGCCAGTGATTGCAGACATCGGGTGCTGATCCGGCTCATCCCGGCCATCAAGCTTGCCGTGCTGATGAGGGCCGTTTACAAGGATGACCCGTGCTTCTTCGACCTCCATTTCATATTCACCGCCGCACCCGTGGCTTGCACAACAGCATGACGATTTCTTCTCGGTGGTCTCAGAAGACACTTCTCTATATGAAAGACTCATTTATAGCCCTCCTTTTTCAGGAATTCGTCGGGCGATACGAGGAGGATTTTTGTCTTTCTCGGCTTCCCGAACTCATCTGTCCATGCACACTGCATTTTGCATGGAATCCCCGCGTGAATCTGCATGGCATCCTCGTATGGGATCTGGAAATAGACAATATTCGGTGCAATTACTTCCGGCTTATACTCGAAAAAGTGGTTCGCCTGCAATACGTAGAACTGAATATTGGACGCAGCAGTAAGGTCTACGCCTTTGATCGTCGCGCAGAATTCACCTTCGATTCTGTTTGTCATTGGGACACCTCACTCATACTGCCATGCGATCGTTCCGTTTACAGTCGGAGTGGTTTCCTGCGCATTCAGGCTCTGACCTCTCGACATGTAGCCGGCATAATTAGTATCTTCTTCATTGACAGCGCTCGTTCTGTTGAGCTTTTCCGCAATAGCAGCAGGCACATATTCATCAAGCTTTGCAGTGATGAGTCCATGAATCTCGGAGTCCGTATATTCATGGGGCTTGTTCTTGATGAACGCGGCACTGTTTTCGTTGGATTCCCGGAAGTCAGACTGGACTCCAACCTGGCTTATGTTTTTCCCACTGTCTGCAAGGTTGCCTTTCTCATCAAGAGTGGCAATATTGCCTACGTTCGCAGGAACCTTCTTATCGGCCTTATCCCCTGCTGCGGCAAGAATCTTGTCAAAATCCTCAGAGGAACCGGTATAGCCGCCACGGACAGCGGCCTCATAAGCAGTCTCGCCCTTGACGTTGAACGTGTCGGTGATTGCCGGAAGCTCGTTTCTGTTCGGAGTGAATGAGAGATTTCCTGCGTCATCGATATGCGGCGTGTAATAAAACGCAAACGCCTCCACATTTTCGAGGACGAAATTGTTTATCTTCGAGCATCCGAGCTTTTTGTTCCCAGACTCATCCAGCGCTATTGTGACGACGTCTCCATCTTCTGCATCTTCCGGGAGCTCAACATTGACGCTGGCGAGAGCAGCAGCGACATCCGCTGCGCTTGCAATCTGCGTAAAGTCGACCTGCGTAAGCGCGTCTTTCGCGGCTCTTCTGATGTACAGTTTCCCGTCGGAGCCGCTGATCGCAAACTGCGTCACAACATCGTCGCTGTCGCTGAAGACGGAAAGCCTCGTTTTCTTATCATTCAGATCGGTAACATAGTAGTTGCCGTCATCTGTGATCGTGTTTGCGTATGCCTGCCAAGTGAGCGTGTCAGTGGATGCAGAAACAGGAAGACTCGCTCTGCAGGCAGGGTCGTAAATGTCATATACGGTGTCGTCAACCATGACCTGTTTGACGATGAGCATTGACACACCTCCTATCCGCGAAATGCAGCGTCGAATGACTGCGGAACCCACGGATCCGCCTGCGTCTTCATTTTTTCGACGTCGCGCATGATTTCGGATACGACATTGAGCATCGGTTCGATAATTCTAAACCGGATTGCCTGATTCAGTACGAGAAGCTTGAGTCCATACTCAAGGTCCGGACAGCCGCACTTTGCTGCAACAGCATGCACTTCCCGCAGAAGGCCGATCTTCTCGCTGTTTGTACATCTGCAGATTCCTCTCGCTCTTTCTGCGAGAGAAAACAGTTGGCCGGCCGCTTCGCATTTGCACAAATACCGTTCCAGCCCCAGCACCTTGTATTCCTGGCAGAAGCCCTTCAGATCATGCTCGCTTCCAAAGAACGATAAAATGATTTCAAAAAACACCTTCGCCGCAGAATCAGAAGCGGCGCAGGCGTGCAAAGAAGAGGTCCGTATTTGTGGAGTCATTGCGCCGCCGAACAGGGCAACGGAATACTGACACGCAACGATCTCATAATCACGTGCGATATCCATAAGCATCAAATTTCTCTTACGAAGCAGTCAGGAATGACTGCGTTTTGCCGTTCCTGCTCATTCAGGCCGGTTACTTCCTTCGAGACCTTCCGCATGAACTCAATATCCTTTGTCATGAGACCAAAGCGGGTAATGACTCTCAGGCAGTACAGGATCAGGCCAGCCCTGGCAAACACGTCGGGGCAGGAGCAGCATTTTTCAAAAATACTGTGGATCGCTTCGAGCTTTTCAGCGACCGCAAGCGTCCTGAATGACTCGACGCCAATAACGAGTCTCGCTGTCGCATCGTAGTAGTCCCAGGAGCAGAAGTGGTCATCGAAATGAAGCGCATCATATTCTTTCTTGCAGAACTCCACTGCGTCTTCAACGTTCATTCCATCCACTCGCTTCTGCTGGGCGGCGCAGACGATTGCATTGACCGCCTGGATGAAAAGATACCGGTCATCTCCGACAGCCGCTTCTACTGCGGAACGGGTAGCTCTGGTCCGCTTATCCCCGTACAGCTCTACGACATACTGGCCCATAGCCACATCAAAATCAGTGCAGATGTCCATTTAGGTTTCCTCCTCTTCTTAGTTGGCATAATTGACCTTCGTGCACGTCCCGTGGCAGCTTCCGCAGCTCGCGCCACAGCCGGTCACACAGCCGGCGCTGCATGAGGTAACACACTGTCCTACGCAGCCGTCTCCTCCGCATGTGGTACTGCAGCCCGTGCATCCGCTGCATTTTCCAGAGCAGCCGGAACCACATCCGCTGCCGCAGCCGCTGCAGCCGTCGCATCCACTACAGCCGGTTGCGCAGCTTGAACCGCAGCCACTGCAGCCCTGGCAGCCTGTATCACATCCGCTGCAGGATCCATAGCACGTTTCCGTACAAGCGTTTTTGCAAGTGTTCTTACAGGTTCCGGAGCAGCCCTGGCAAGACGTACATCCGCTGACACACCCGCTCGTGCATCCGAAGCAGAGGCCGGCACAGTTTCCGTTGCAGTCTGTCCCGTACTGATCCGTGACGGCTCGTGCCTCGGCGACAGTCAGAAACGCCTCCTCGGTCGTAAGCTCCGAGTCGCTGATCACGCGATCACCGCGAGTGGAAGGAAACTTTGCACTGTTGATCGCATTCAACGGGGTAAGGATTTTCTCTGCATGTTCTTCGATTGCCACGTTATCCTTCTCCGGGTCACGGGAAAAATCATATTTTTCGCCACCGTAGCTTTCGACACTATCGATATGGCAGCGGCGAAGGCATTCAGCCTTCACACGAGCCTTGAGCTCTGCAATTCTCTCAGAACTGATTTCAGCCATCGGCAATCTCCCTTCTCCATTGTTCAGGCATCTCTATGGAATACTCCTCGCCGACAAGGTGCCAGTAGTATTCGTTGGCAAGGACTCTGGCCTTGTGCATGGGGCAGATGAATGTTGCCCGTTTATTCGGCGTTCCAAAGATCTGGTAGTTGTACGCAGTGCACCATGAGCAGCCAGACGCGATTGGACAATGGATGCACGCATCAGTAGACTGACTGCAGCGCGTCACGCAAGACAGGCAATGGATCCGCTCCTTGTTGCAGACGCCGTGCTCGATATCACCGATGACAAACGGTTCAACGTCGGGACCGACGCTGGACGGCATATACCGCAGACACGGATACAGATCGCCGTGATAGTCAACAGCGAGCATCAGCCCATTGCCTCCACACCAGTTCTGGTTCTCATTCTCCGAAAGTGGGTGTCCGCACTTCTTATCGAAGATACTGAGCGTCGGTCTGTTTTCGAGCGTAACCAGATAGTCGGCAAGCTGGCAGAGTTGTTTGTACAGGGTCCGTGCATGATCGACGGTCCAGCCTTCCTCGTACACGCAGTTCAGGAAGATGTGCTTGTATCCATAGTCGATCATGTTTTTTGCAGCTTCGTAGACGTATCCCACGTTTGCAGGAGCGATTGTCATCTTACTGCCCATGTACCCATGCCGGACATTAACGAAGTGATTGACCGCGGCAATTGCCCTGTCGTATGTACCGCTCCCGCCCTTGTCGAGCCGGCACGTATCATGCAGCTGCTTGTTGCCATCAATCGTGATGGAAAACGACGTGTGCATCTGATACTCATCAAAAAACTCCTGCACTTCCGGTTCAAAGTACAGGAGTCCGTTTGAAGTAATACTGAACATGAATCTCGTGGCGAAACGGTGGTGCAGTTCGAATGCTCTCGTCACGAAGTATTCTGCGACCTTTCGGATGAGGCCGATTTCAAGGAACGGCTCGCCGCCGATGAAATCTATCACAACGCCATCGGAGTCATCGGCGTTGATGTATGGATCCTTGCTTTCCAGCAGCCAGTCCACGAATTTCTTCGCGGTCTCGAAATCCATCGCGTGGCTCGTCTTATGCCCTTGATAGCAGTACGTACAGGCCATGTTGCAGTTCTCAGTAACCTGCAGCGTGACATCCTTGCAGTGCTTTCCACCGATATGCATCGGGTCGGTAGATCCATTGGGAAACAGCCGAATGAGCTGATCGGCAAAGGTTTCAGGCTCGTCCCTGTTGGGTACAACCCATCCTTCCGGATAAATCTCATTCAGGGTTTTCTTTGTCTCCGAGAATCGAATGTTGGCCTCCCTGAATTCATCAAGCCATTGCTCATAGGCCGGACGATCAGTGAGCCTATGCCGTTTTGCAAAGCAGATCAGGAACTGCAGTGTGTTGAACTGGAATTCCTGCGCCTGCAGGTAGTTTGTCATCTCCTGCGTGAGAACTGTAATCATGTTTTTTTCTCCTTATCCTGTGTGCTGCAGTTGGTTACGTTGCGTAAGCAACCGGAACATGGACCCATGCGCTGCCGTTGTGGTACTTGAGGCCGCCGGTGACAGCAGTGGTATCGATCCAGAGCAGATTCGTGTTCGTCGGCGGAGTCGTGCCGGCAACGAAGATCTTCTTATCGACCATTGCTTTATAGATCCCGTCGCTAGTGACAGCGTTTGTGCTGCCGCTTGTAGGCGTGGAATCAAATGCCACCTTCGTGTAAAGCTGATCGAAGTATTGCTTCAGTGAATTCTTGAGCGAACTGAAAGTAATTCGCCGGTCTCCGGTGACGCTCGCGTCGTAAATCGGAATCGAGTCAGCATCTTCCACCGTAGAAGCATCCAGCTTTCTCGTTGCCGGCTGGTAGTCGACGCCAGCTGTTGCCGTCTCGATGTTCTGGCCGTTCTTCTTGAGAAGGCCGGAGCCATCCGGGAAAGAGCTCTTTTTGATTTTGCTGATGAGAGCGTACAGCGTCGTGCTCTTGTGTGCTTTCTCCGAGGCATCATAAAACGGAACCGTATCAGTATCATCGAGGGTGCTGCCAGACACGAGTTTATTCGTAGGCAGCTGATAGTCTGCGCCCTCAATGGCTTTCGATACCGTTCCGTTCTTGTTTGCTTTTACAATTCCGTCGATCCCGGAAAAGAGAACATTCCGAACTGCTGTAAAGAACTTTTGGAGATCGACCTTGTAGTGCGTATTGTCGATTGGATGATAAATCGGGACATAGTCTCCAGTTTCGATGACGGATGTTTCATGGAGCAGGTTTGTCTTGGTCTGGAACTTACTGAAAAGGTCTTTATGCGCATTGGGGTCGCTCAGATGTTCCTGGAACTCATCTTCCGTGACGTAGATGAACTTGGAATCGAGGATCGCGCCGACATCTGCCGCAAGTCCGACGTACATGTAGATCAGGAACTGCCGCCGAGCCGGAGCCGCATCATACGGAGGCAGCTTACCGCCATCACCGTCTGTGATCTTGATGTACGCATAGAGGTAATCCGTCTTTGCAGCAATCGTCTCTTCCGTATCTTCGGCTGTGATCTCCTCCGGGTCTTTTGCGAAGATACCGATTTCCGTGATGTAGAAGCCAGTAGAGACACCATCATTTGTGAGGACAACCGTGAGCTTCGTCTGCGTGTTCTCCCGCTCTTTTCCGGCAATGTGGCCGTTCGCCTTTTCGTCCTTGATATTTTCAAGGGCAGGAATCTCGCCGACTTCCGCAGTTCCGGAGCCAAAGTTCACTTTGCTGAAAACCAGCGGCTTTCCAGTAAACGCGGATGCGAGCATCTGCTTTCCTTTAGTGGTCAGTGTCGTTACAAACGCCATTTGTTATCCTCCTTGCGTAATATCGGGGTCAGAGATGTTGAGGATGTCACCATTCATGGAGTCAGCAGGGATCGTATGCAGGGTGTCGTTCTCGACGTAGTATCCGTCGTTGCTGTCGAGCATGAGGACACCGTCTGCGATCTTTCCGCTTCCGTTCGTGCTGTAAGGGATGGTGATTTCCTGATTATCGAAGTATCCGAAGAACATCTTGTGCCCGATATCATTTTCGCTGTCAAAGACAATGATTCTGTATCCGACACCAGCCGCCTTGATAATTGGAGTCTCCGTGAGGACGGAGCCGACCTCGCTTGGGACCTTGAACACGATCGTTGCCGGCCACTCCGGATCCTCCATATAGTAGATGTTGTAGTCGATGAAGAAGTAGTTCAGGCCCTTGATGAGCTCGTCGTAGGTGCAGTAGCTGGTATTGAGCAGAATCTTATATTTCAGGAACTTCCGGTACGTTTTATCATCAAGGACGTTTACCGGAATCGGATCGCCGGTGTACAGACCGGCCTGGGCTCTCGTCAAACAAACGATATCCCCGATTCTGTCAAGCTGCTCGCCCTCGGCCGTTTCTATTCTCCGATTGACATCAAGCTCGAGCAGAAAATCTTTGACCTCCTGCAGCTGCCTTGCAAAAGCGTCATGGAGGATCTTGATCTTCTTTTTGCCCTTGAACTGCATCGGGATATCATCGAACCAGTATGCAAGGACATCTTCAACTTCGGCCATCACGTACCCTCCAGACTGATTGCGATTCTTCCAACATCCGTAACCGCCTTTTCACGAGGCGAAATCGATACGAGACGCTTTGTGTATTCGGACGTTTTCGGGGTGGAATCACTTTCGGTCTCCGTTGCGATTTTGATATCGATGTACGCAATGCCGGTACAGGCAGCGTAGATCTTGCTCATCCACTTCTGCGGAGTTACATCGCTGCCGGCAGACATGCTTTCAACCTGATCTACAATGCAGTTCTCGATGATATCTGCGTAGTTCGGAGGCAGTGACTCGTCATTGCTCTGCGTGATGGAAACGTCGAACCAGCAATAAACCGGCGTCGGCCGATTGAAGTGGACCGGGATCGTGCTATCGTAGGCATCCGGGACATTTACGGTAACGGAGCCATGAGTCTGAATGCCCGCAGCCTTCGTTTTCAGGATCTCCCGCGCGATCTCGGCGTCACCGCCGCCTTCCACGACGGCCTCCACACTATGAGGGGGTCTTCCCCATGAGTCGGTGACATTGGTATCGTTCTCGTACACGGCGACTGTTTTGACGCCGCTGACGTTCTGCAGCAGAGAACTCGCTATGCTGTCGCACATTCTGGTGGATAGATTATATACACGCTTCAGGTACGCTTCCCGCAGCTCCGCGTCCGTCTCTCTGAGACGGCCCGGTGTGTACTTGCTGATATTCGTAACACTTTCGAGGCCAGTGACGGCGGTTACGATGTTGGTAATCGTGTTGTCCTGCATCACGACATCGCCGGTCTCTTCGGACACGAAGGTGATGATTGATACGACCCACCCAGTCGTGAGGTTGTCGGATAGGACCAGCGTATTATTGGATTCTTCATTGACGCACTCGACGATAAGCTGCTCATGCTCGCTGTCGATCGACACGGAATAATCGGTATCAGTAACAGCAGCCTTCAGCCCGTTCAGGATGTCCGAGACACCGGTCGCGCTCTCTGCATGGTACAGGAACACGTTGCTGTTGATTCCGATCGTATAGTCCCCATCCGCATACGAGAGCGACTTGATCGAGACCTTATTGAACTGCGTTCTTGAAATCGTGTTTGCTTCGTTCAGATAAAACCGCTTCACAGGGTTCGTCACGCTGGCGATCATCGTTCCGCTGGCGAGCTCTGTCCCGTCGATTCCCTTGCAGTGGATCGGGTAATAGCTTCTTGCCGCCAGCTTTCTGACGACGCCGGAATACTGCATGCAGTTGTCGAGATTGATTCCCTCCGCAGAGGACGGATAGCTCGCATGGTAGATGCTCGCGCCAAACTCCCAGAGCTCCGCGATCTTATCTGCAAATGTGGTTACGAGGACGTTAAGGTATGATTCCGGGTTCAGCTTCGTGTTCACGCCAAAACCATCCGTGAGATCCTTGTGAATCTCATCCATGATCGTATCAAGGCGCTTTATCTGCATGCCAGTCTTCGTAATTCCGTAATCAGGCACTGATTGTTACCTCCTCGTCGTAGTATTCTTCACCGCAAACGATGGTGAAGGTGATAAGTGCCTCGCGTGTACGAGGATCAACGGTTATTTCAAGGTTTGTCACAGACGTGACTTCTTTTATATCCATCAGCTGCTCGCTGATTATTCTCTTCAGTTTCGGTATGTTGGGGTTCTTGACAAGAAATTCTTCGTAGTAAGGCATTCCAAACTGCGGGCCAAGCCCCCATTCATTTTTGAACCAGCGCAAACGGATCTTTGCGGCTTGGCTGACTCGATCAGTAATCCTGATGTCGCCGGTGTCTGTTACGTAGAGATCATCGTCGACAAGCAAAATATCCTTCATGAATGCCTCCTTGTGTAGGGCTTTTGGCGCCCTTATGCCGCCTTTTTATGTCTTGTGGTTGATTTATTGGATTTGTCTTATTCCAATGAGCCATAGCCGCGAGCGCTGCTGTGCGGCATAGTGTGCTTATATGTTGGTCCCGTGCACGCTTCCGGAGCACGAGATGCTTCCGCTTATGCTGATATCCCCATTTATGGACACGCCGGCGCCACCGCTATCGATAACGACCTTGCCACTGGAGCATGCAGTCTGCTGCGCTGAATTGCCGGAAGCAAACAATCCCGGAATGCACATCGCATTTGTGATGTCATGGTTCAGGTCCGTATCCGTTTCCTGACCGTACATCCATTTGTCGATAGCCTTTTCCGCAACAACGATCAAGCAGCCGTCCCCGGCCTTGATTGGAAGCGCAATCGTAGCGCCGCCGGCTCTGAAGCAGACAACCGGCACACCGGAGATTTTCGGGTAGTCCATTTTCGTTCCGTCCGGCTTCTTGAGCTGGATACCGGGCAGGACTTCTGCTGTATTGGAAGCAGGATCATATGCAGTAATTGTGCCAGGGAATGCCGTATGGATCTCGCCTGCGACTTTTTTCATCTCATTTCTGAGGTTTTGGATGAGTTCACTCTTCATATCATTCAACCTCCAGAAGTCTGGCACTGCACTGCCATGTCTCGGAGAAATTGTCTCCTTCGATTTTTATCTGGCTGACCCGGAAATAGCCTTTGACGAGCTTGCTCTCGAGGTACACGTAGTCATCAATATCGATTGCAGCATTCATAAGGTACACAACATCCCATCCGGACTCGGTCTTTTTGCCTTCTTCCTCCTTGGAGACATTGATCTTCTTGGGGATTCCAAGGAGACCTGTATCCGGCGACAGGACATAGACCTCTCTGAGCATGACATCGTTCGGCTTCTTGACCTGCAGGACGCCGTTCTGGATTGACCACACGAGGCCGCTGGTATCGCACATCTTTGTCAGCACATTCTTAGCCTGACCAATATAGCTGAACCCGTTCGGCAGCTCGGAGAATTCTGCATTGTAGCTGTAGGAGACAGTTACTCCCATCTGGCCGGCAACATCGTCTATGATGTTTTTCGTATTGACCTTGCCGGAATACGACAACGTCACATACGTATCCCGGAGCTCGACGCGGGTGTCTGTTACCTCAATGTCAGTGACAGTATCGGAGCCATCAAGCTCGGTGGAACCGAACGTGACAACGCCCGTGAAAATCAGCGGCATATTGTCCTGGTACCCGGCTTTGAGGACAGCAATGCAGTCATCCTCTTTCAGAGCGTCGATGTGCTCATTGTTCAGGTTCCAGATGCTGACCTTGCCGGTGTTTGCTGCTTCTTTCTCACTCCGCTCGATGGAAAATGAGATATGCAGCGGCATGCCGTTGACGCCCTTTTCTCCGCCTATTTCAAATCCGGAACCTCCGGATTGTCCGGCGGAAAACCGGTAGCTCCGATTGAAATTCATACTTAAATCCTCCAAAAAAAGACCTGCGGCAATGCAAACCGCAGGTCTTTAAACTTGATAAAAGACGAACACCGCTTTCCCGTCGACGAAATCATTTCTCTTGATCTCATCGAGTTCCGTCTCCACATAGAAAGACCGTTCAGAGAATTCGTCGAGTCCGCAAAACAGATTGAGCAGGTATCTCGGAACGACTTTGATGCAGGTCATGATTGGATTTCTGATGTTGTCATAGATCCCGAGCATCCACCGCTGTTCGTAGTCATTCCATGTGAACCGCAGGTAATAGACCTTTCCGTTCAGAGTCACCTTTTCAAAGCTGTCATTCAGGTTCGGAACAGAAATTGTAGTTCTTTTCATTACTTGTCTCCAGTGAGCGCGCCGAATAAGCCAGCTCCGCTTTTTATGGAGCTTATGCCGGCATGCAGGATACTCTCGCCTTTTCCAGAACCAGAAGATCCAGACGAACCAGACGAACCAGACGAACCAGACCCGTTTGCGCCGGATCCGGAACTCGCATCAGAGGATGTCGTCGTGCTGGCGCTTCCGGCGGATGCTCCCGTCGTACCGCTCTTTCCATAGGTATCCGGAATCGTGGTGGTAGCAGAAGACGTAACAATGACAGCCTTCATTTCCACGTCGATCTGAAGTGCGTACCCAACATCAAGAGCCTTGTGGAACGTCATGGTCGTGAAAGCCATATTCTCATAGGTCTTATCCGACGTATTGACCGTCACAGGATTCCCGTCTGCGTACAGCTGCAGCAGCTGCTTCTTGACGCTTTCAACTCTCGTGCTGCCACCGCTGAGTCTGCCTCGCCATGTAATCGGCAGGCCGGAAACGAACAGGGACATTGCCAGCTTGTTCGCTTTCCGGATGATCGTGTCGGAGACAGTGTACCCGGTCTCTATCGGATATTCAGGAACATCAGCTTCAACCGACTCGTCGAGGGTGATCAACGCATCGAATTCTGTGCCGGCAATACTGACCGGCGTAAGAGCCTGCGGCATTCAATCCCCTCCTTACGAATACGCAAGCGCCCTTGCGAGCTCTGCGGTTGCATCTGCAGCGCCGCGCTGCATTGTGCTGGCCGTATTCAGCTGTGCAGCTCGATCCCCATAGAACTGGTTGTTGAACTCAACCTTCTGGTTGATAACCTTTCGGCTGTTTGTCGTATTTCCTGCCGTTCTCGCTGTCGCGCCAAAAGCGCCACGGCTTGCAAACCCGGTGACGTTTGCGACGACATTGCCGAGAGACATATCGCCAGCAAGCCCCTTGACCGCGCCAACGACTTTCGACTTAGCCTTATTGATACCATCTGCCAAACCGCCCATGAAGTCCGGCATCCACTGTTCGTAATCCCGAAGCGGCCCCTTGTCCGGTCTGGAGAAGTGCAGGAACTCGCCGATCTTCGTTGCGACATTCTTAACCGTACCAACGACAGTATCGATCATGCTTGTAATACCGTCGATGATTCCCTGGATCATATCGACGCCCCACTGGTAGGCTTGGGCAGGAAGCGATTTGATCCAGTCGATAGCTGCGTTGAAGCCGTTGACGATGGTGTTCTTGAGCTGGCCGAGTTTCCCTCCGGTGAGCTGATTCACCGTATCCCAAAGCGTCCGGAACGAATTCGTGATGATATTCCACGCCTCGGAAAGAATGTTCTTGATGGACTCCCACAAGCCGTTCCAATCACCGGTGAGTAACGATGCAAATGCCTCAAATACGGACACGATGATATTGAGAACGCTGCTGATATTCGCGAGCGCTCCCTGGAAATGCCGGGCTGCGGCGGACTTGATGTTCTCGCCCCATTTATCCCAGAAGTTCTTTATTGCATCGAGGATTGGACTCATCACAGCCTTGATGTCCTGCAGCCTCTGGACAATGGTGTTCTTTATGACATTCCAGACCGTGACGACGATGGTTTTGATCGCATTCCACACACGCTGGAGTTTGTTCTTGATGTCATCCCCGTTTTCTTTGAAGAAATTCGAGATCGGCTCCCAGATGCTCTTCGCGGTAGACTTGATATTTTCCCACGTCGTTTTCAGGAAATCCTTGATCTTCCCGAACGTTGTTTTGACGGATTCCCAGATCTTCTTGATCTTGGCACGAACCTCTTCAGGATCGATTCCGTTCGCGCTCAGAATATCTCCGAGGACGGATTCCTTGCCCTGCATGAAGGAAATGAAATCCTCCACGATAAGAGCGAGCAGGATAATTCCTGCAACAATGGCAAGGGTTTTCAGATTGATCTTTGTGAGCAGAGAAACGATGTCACTAAGTCCTTTTTTGATCTTATCGAACTTGAGGACTGCCATGACCGCTGCGATAGTCACAGCGAGGAATTTCAGAAGTCTCTCTGCTCCGCCTACCCGATCTGCGAAGTCCTTGAATTTCGTAATGGCTTCGCGGAGCTTGATAATCCCCTTCGTGCCGATATCAAGGATCTTCTTGGCAACCGGCATGAAGAACTGGCCGATCAGTTCCTTGAGCTCCTTGAGTTTCGAATTGAAACCACGCATGGTGGACTCATACGAACCCATGCTGCGCTCGCAGTCGCCGATGGCATCCGGGGACTGCTGCAGGATGGCCTGGTAGTTGACCTGCATCTTTGTCAGCTGGTCAAGGGAGTCGTACTTACCTTTTAGTCCGAGCGTTTCCATCGCCTGCGCTCTTGTGGAGTCGTTCAGGACGGCGCCGAGTCGTTTTGCGGCTTCGCTCTCGCCCATAACCGCTTTCGTCATTGCATCAACAGATGACTTCTCATCAATATTCGCAAACGAAGCGAGGTCGAGGGCCAGCGTTGTCATCTGCTTTGACAACTCCGCGCCTTCTTGGCGGGTCATGCCAAAACCGACGAGCAGGTTCTGCTGGTCAGCGAGGTAGGTCTTGATGTCGTTCTTATTTCTGTTTATGGCGTCGGCGTAATTTTCCGCCCAAGCATCGACCTCTTCGTTAATACCTTGGAAAACGACGTCGAATTTATTCTGCATCTCTTCAACCTGAGAGGCAGCAGAAACGCAGGATTTGATAAAGGACGTAGCACCGGCGACAGACAGTGATACGCCTATAAAGCCGAGAGCCTTTTTCGCAAGGTCCTCAATGCCCTTGATGCTGCTTTGTGCCTTCTGCTCCGATGCCTTATCGACGGTGTAGCCGATGGTGTTCTGCAGAACGGCAGCAATCAGCCCCATGCGAAATCACCTCCTGTCGTCTTTCAGGTCGAGCGAATGCCCGTACTCTATGTCCTGATCCATTCGGAACAGGGCATAGAGCTTGAGCGCTTCGTCGAGGGTATAACAGTTCTCCAGTTCTTCTTTCGAGGCAATTCCGGCTTTGATCATGCAATAGAGCCTGAGTTCAATCTCGTTGAACGCACTCAGGTCGAGCTCGCCAAACCGTTCGTAGTCGCTTTCGGGATTGACTTTGCTGCGCCAGATCGGTCGGCGAGTTTCTTGAAAAAACCGTTGAAGTTCACTTTGATGACTTCAACGGCCAGCATGAACATGTCCTGCAGGTCTCCGGCAAAGATGTCATTTGCAATGTCATAGGTGAGAGCCTGGACTTCGGTCTCGCCACCGATTCTGACAGAAATGTTGTTCTTATCGACAAGCAGCAGGCGGAGCAGGTGCTCAAGCTTTTCACCATCAAGAGATGAGAAAGAGGACGCAAGAGACGGCCCAAGCCTGTCATAGTCGATGTTGACATCCTTGAGATCATCCACATCATTGGCGTTGCTGACGGCGGGAAGCAGGCCGGAGATCAGCGGGATAAGAGTCGCGCTGAGTTCTCCGGTGATTCTCGAGGCGTCAAATGCGCCGAATGGCCGGATGAAAAAAGAGTTGCCGCCGAAATTTTTCGTGATTGTGTCGAACTGTTTCATAAACTACCTCCGATTTACTCCTTGTAGACGGCAGGACCAGTGGCAATCTCCCACTCACGCGCGTTCGTGTCTTTGCCATAGGTTCTGGACGCGGGCTTGCCAACCCACGCGCTGTCAGCAGAAAAAACAACGCCGCCGGTCAAATCCTTGATCAGCAGCGGGAAAACGCCATTGCCGGTTGTGCGGTCGCGCTCGTACATGCCCTGGAAGAACTTATTGGAAGGGCTACCCTGGGCGAGCGAGATCTTGACCGTGTAGGTATTGTCAGGGCTGACTGCTCTGGAAACCTCACCATCGCAGCCGACCTTCTTCATGATGCCGTCGCCACTGGGGTCAATGTTAATGAAGCTATCTTCCGCATAGCCGGTAACGGCGTGGTTTCCTGCGGCAATCAGGACCTGATTGGATGCATAAGTGTACATTCAGTGCTTCCTCCTTTAACCAGAGTAAGTCAGCGAGCCAACGATCTTGATGATGTGGATCGCACCTGCAAGGTACGCTTCGAACTTGCAGTCGCTGAGGGTTCTTGCCGCCTTCATTGCGGCGGTGATCTCGGAGACGGCCGGAACGATCACAGTGTAGCCAGGAATCTGGTTGCCATCCGTGTCGTATTCGTCCGGGCAAACGCCGCCGTTTCTCTGCGCTCTCTGAAGCGTGGCGCTCATAACGTTCTCGACTCTTGCGATACCGGAAGACGTGAACGGGATCTTCTTGTTGGTCTTCAGAAGATTCATGATGTTCGTCTGCATATCGGCCTGGATCCAGTCGCGCAGACGGATAACATCAATCCACTCGCCGGCCTTCACCTTGCCAAGAGCGGTAAGCTTGTCCTTGCCAATTGTGTCATACCAGTTGAGGTTCGAATCCTTGAGCTTGCTGATCTCCGTGGACGACAGCTTCGAAGCACTGACACCCGCGAGCGTCTTATACGCCCAGGTTTCGGAGCCCGGCTCGTACTGCAGGCACTTTGCAGCAGCAGCGACGCCGATGTAAAGGTTTGCGGCGGGAACATCGCTTGCGTTCTGCGCACCATACTCCCGGCCGTAATAGCCCGCAGACCGATAGAAGGTATCGTCAACAGGGTCGTTCTCGCCGACGTAGGTGTAGATGAACATCTTGTTCTGCGCTTCGATCAGGTTGGCAATATCCTGGAATTCGGATTCCTGGACGCCGGCCGTGCAAAGCACATACCACCCGGACACGCTGAGAGCGCGTTCCACGGTTCTCGCTGCAGTCTCGAGATCGCTCGTATCCATCTGCTGGACCGCGATGTACAGGCCGTCCGGCTTCGGATTCTGGCTGAATGCGACACGGGCAGCAACGCCAACAGGATCGGACAAAACGTCCCATCCAGCAGACGTGACTTCCTGCAGGTTCGCATACAGGCCAACATCGGCAGGGATTTCGGATTTATATTTCCACGTAACAGTACCGTCGTTCGCGGTTCCGGAAGTGTGGTCAGGCGCAGCCTCACCGCTGCTGCCTGCAACTTCACACGAATAGACGTGCGTTCCGGAAACAACAACGTCACCTGCTACATAGGCGGTAGATGCAGCCCAGTCAGTCCATTTCTTCGGACGCTGGCCTACGATGCAAATGTGATCGAAGCTGTCGGTGGAAGTGAAATTCGTATTCAGCTCGATCTGGACATTTACAATGTCGCTAATCTGGCTCATAGCCTTAATCCTCCTTGTAGTTGTCTATGATGACATGCTCGAAATAGCCGGTCTCTTCTTCCGCAAGATCGGACGAACCTCCTCCGCTTGGCGTAGGATGCCATTCGGGATCAACAGTCTCGCCCTTTTCACCGGTGTCAGGATCGGTCGTTTCCTTGATGCTGGACTCAGCAACGATGCCAGCCGCACCGACTGCGATCTGGGTGAATCCAACAAGTATTTCAACATTCGCTCTGAATTCCCACGCGACATCGTTGATGAGGCTCGTGACATTCATGACATCGCCGTTCGGACGAATCGAAATGTCATTTTCCAGACACCATTCCTTCCCGTGTGGGGAGCTAAGAAAATTGATGAGGTCAACAAGATCAGAAACAGCGGTGTTTTCGTTGTACGAAAAACCACCGCTGCTGACTTGCCTTCCGTTGGTCATGAGATTCAGTTCGACTGGATATTGCTGAACCCAGCAGTCACACGGAACGCCATTGATCTCCCTCGTGATTGGAAAAAGGGCCCTCTTCAGGTTTCCGGCTCTGATCGTGAGAGCAGGAATGTGACCTTTTACCTGATTCACCTCGGCAAATGCGATGTGCGTCTGCGGGAAGTAACTCCGGAGCAAACTGTACAGCTTTCCGTTGACTTCGTTCAATGTCACAAGCTCTCACCTGCCTTTTGGTTCGGAAGGATCACGAATTCCGATTCATAGTGGCTGAGAAGCGTGTGATCCCAGATGTTCGCGCCCTTGCACTCATACCAGTAGCCATGGTATTTAAGCCAGTCTCCGGGAATGCCGGTCTCCTGCGACGCTGTCACAAACGGGAAGTCGGAAAAGACCTTCAGTCTGCTCACCGTCCGCTCGCCTTCCGGAAGGACGGCAAGATCATCCGCGCTGGCAGGCTGCACATTGAGCATGGCCCGAAAGATCTTATCAGCCTTCTTCGCAGGATGCCCGTCAATGACGGTCTGTTCCCCGTGTCTGCGGACGATATAGTCCTTTTTGAATATGGGCAGCAGCATACCGTCACTCCTTTCCCTTGATCTCAAAGTTGACGCTCTGGCGCATATGGCCGGTGTCAATCAACGGCTTATCAGAGCCCTTCCTGGCAACGGTCGATGGCGCGTTCGCTGCGAAGTCACCATCCGAGATCTCTTGCTGGATAATTCCCTTCGCATACACACCGACTTTCTGGAGCACATCCTGTGCAGTGCCTCCTGCCTCAATCTGCTTGAAGCATTGCGCACTGAATGCCTTTAGCTTCTCCTCGTTGTTTTCGAACGAAGATGCCATGAACGGTCTCGCCGGCATATTGGACGTTCCGACCTCATTCCAGAGCGCAACATCGGCAAGCATGGCTGCGGAGTCTTCAACTCCTCCGTTTCCTCTCTTCTTCGCGGCAAGCCCTTCGGGAAAGCCGAGAGAAATCTGCTTACTGCAAAGCTCCTGAATCGCATTCTGGTATTTCCGCCCTGCGGCAGTGATCTTGAACTTGAAATCAGCCATTCTCTACCCCTGAAATGGTAATGGGGACAACAACGAGCTTTCGAAGCTCGATGTATTGCAGACCGTAGTGCGTCAAGTTCAGTTCCCCAGTCGTTACGTTTCCGCTGGTGTACCCGGAATTGAAGCTGATCGAAGTCGATCCTTCAGAATAACTTGACACTCTGGACGTGTCTGCAATCGATCCGAACGCGTTGTCACCCAAGCCAGACATCTTGAGCTTATGGCAGACGAGAAGCGCAAGTGCCTGCTGGTAGAGCTTCCCGAACTTCTTCCGGCTCACCATTGGCGCGCAGATCTCGGTCCATTTCTCAATGACGTCTTCAGGAACTTCGTTGAATTCGGGAGCAGTCAAACGAATGATCTCAAGCGTATCTGTGCAGCTCATTCTTCAGCGGCAGGCTCTTCGGTCTGCGCTTTGGTTCTTCTGCCGCCGCGCTTCGGTTTCTCTTCTCCCTCATTCTCAACGGCAGGCTCTTCGGTTTCCTTGCCACGCTTCTGGTCGTGGATGATCTGGATGAGGCCCATCTTCTCGAAAAGCTTCAGGACTTCGTTGCTCTCGTCGAAACCGTCGGCGGGATTCGGCGTGCATTCCTGATCGGGCTGCAGCAGGCACTGGCCGATGTTGATAACCTTGGAACCAATGTTCTTGATTTTCATTGTTTGTACTCCCTTCAAAATTCAGAAAAGTTTCATAATGAAGCGGCGTAGTTGATTTTTTTGCAACTACGCCGCAAAAAATAAGCGGATCAGACGCCGACTGCAATCAGAGCAGACAGCGGATAGTAAATCATGACGCCGGCGGTACGAGCTTCGCACGGAACCACGATCTCCAGGTCGCGGGCCTGCAGCGGGTACTGGTAGTACGGCATCGGGATTTCGAGGGTCATCTTCTTCGGATCCTTCTTGAACAGGAACGCAACGCCCTTGCCGTTGGAGGCAGCAGCATACGGGTTCGTGTCAACGGAGTCGGAGTTCAGCTCGGAAGCCGGGACGATATCCTTCAGGAACGGAGCGTTCTCAAGGACGAAGCGCTTGACGGTGTAGCCGGTGTTGTCAATCTGGCGGGTCGAGATGTCGATGAAGACATCGGACGGCAGAACCAGCGTGTCAGGACGCTCTACGTTCTTGGTTGCAGCAGAGACCTGCTTCTGCATGCCATTGATATCCTTCAGGATCTCAGCCGCAGTCTTGGTCGCCCAAGCAGTGGTGCTGCCGCTGGCCGCGTTCGGAAGCGTGTACAGCGGAATGTTGTTGCCGGAGGACAGAACGCCGATCAGGCCGGACTCGGTGTCGCCAGCCCATGCGATCTTGTTCGCCAGGACGTCGATCTGATAGCGGGCACTGTCAGCCTTACGGGCGTCGAGGGACTTGCCGGCGAGCTTGGAAGCACGCATTTCCTGGACAGAGTAGCCGTAGGAAGCACCCAGAGACTTGATCGTAGCATGGGTCGGCTTGCCATCGACGTCTGCACGGGGCAGGTCGTTGGAGTAGTTCGAGATGATCTTGGCCTGACCAGCCTTGTCGTAGCTGTAGTAGGTGATCGTCTCAGCGCCCGGATCCGCTTCATGGGAGATTGGGAACAGGGTCAGCGCAGTGAGTTCAGGATACTCTGCGTCATAGGACTGGGCCTTGACGAAGTCGAGCTCACGGGCAAAGAACACGGAAGCGTCCTCAGCGGAGTCGAAGTGAGCCATCGTCTGCAGAGCAGCAGGCAGATTGGAAGCCTTCAGCGCGGCGAGATCGTCGCGGTCGTATGCAGTATGAGTGTTTTTAGCCATGTCTATTTACCTCCTCGTTTTGTCCAGATTAGCCCTCACCGGGGGTCGCAGCTGCCTTCTCCACATAGGGAGCATTGTAAAGCTCAATAGGAGCAACGCCGTTCTCGACAGCACCGACAAAGATCGCGTTGATAGCAGTCTTCGTCGTGTCGTTCGTGAACTTATTGCCATCGATGTAGACCTTCGTGCCGTAGGCAATGCCGGAAGCAGCAGAGTCGACCTGCACGTAGATGCGGCCGTACTTCAGAACGCCGATTGCGGAGCCCTTCTTGACGACGACATTGCCATCCAGATCGTGCTCGGTGGTTCTGCCGTTGACGGTGACGCCGTCGAACACAGAGCCGGTGTCCTTGATGGTCTTGCCGGGAGTCGTGCCATGATAGGCCGGGCAGCCGAACTCGATGCTCGCGGATTCAACCACACGGGAATCGATTGCTTTCGGGGTGAGATCCAGAAGGCCGCCTGCGACGCCCTTCTTCGTTGCAAAATTGTAGGTGGTCTGCATATTACATTTCCTCCTTGTTTCTCTTGTTGATCATTTCTTTTCTGGCTTCAGCAGCGGATCTGCAGGGCTTTGCCGGTTCGGCGGAGTCCTTGCGCATCATCTGCTTCCGCTGATAATTGATATCCTTCTTCTCCGCTTCGATCTCGCTGCGGGCGAAATCGAAAGCAGCGTTGACGTAGGACGCGCTCTTGCCATCCAGACGCATAGCCGGACGAACAGCTTTGATAATGGCCTTCTTGGCGTCGGTGGAGCTCATACTCTCAACACCATCAAGGTTCATCTTTCTGGCAAGCAGGATGAGGTTGACCTTCTCATTGACGAGCGCGTCAATGTCCTTCGCGTCAAGGTTCATGGAGTTGGACTTGTCCTCGGCGGAATCTTCCTTATCGGGCTCCGCAGGCTCTTCGGTCTTTTCCGGCTCTTTGGTGTCATCTGCATCAGCATTCGGCTCCTCCTCCGGTTTCTCCTCGGTTTTCTCCTCCGGCTTTTCCTCGCCCTCGTCGCAATTCTCCTGACCTTCGCAGGAATCGAAGTCCTTCTTGGCAAGCATCTCTTCGATGATGCCAAGCAGAATGTCGATATCGTCATCCTGTTCGGCAATGATGCCGTTTGCGGACTGCGTATCCTCCGGATCGCCGAAGGAATCTCTGCGGTCTCTGCGGTCCTTGACGAGCTGAAGCTTTTCCTCGGTGGTCTTGGGTGCTTCAGTCGGTTTCTCCTCTGCCACGGCCTCCTGCGCCTTCTCAGCGGGAGTCTCCACGGCTTCGCTGTCCTTTGCAACAGCAGGAGTTTCGGGGGTTTCGGTTTCCTTCGTAGCAGCAGTATCCTGAGCGACGGTAGTATCCTCAGCAGCAGGAGCTGCCGCAGTTTCGGTCTCAGAATCCTTCTGCTGCATACGTTCTGCGCGACGAGCCTTGTAAGCGTCGATGGCTTTCTGGAAATCTTCCGGATTCAGCGTAGCGCCGTCGGCTCTCTTTGCAGCCTTCTTGGGTTTTGCCATGCTCTTATTTCCTCCTTTAAGAGTTTTATTGTCGCGGCCGTCAATGTTCAGTCGCGCTTGATCACCCGCTCTTGCAAGTCTCACAAGAGCTAAATGGTTGACCCTGATGTTCCGCTGGATCGCGTCGTAATGTTCTCCGTGCCATTCGCCCGGAGTCTCATCGAGATCCAGGTTGTAGCCAAGAGAGAGCTCCTTCAGGCCGCAGTCCTTTTGGGCGTTGGTATCCTGAATCACGATCTCAGCGCGGACGTTATCTCCGTCCCGGTAGCCTTCGGTCAGAATCGTACCGATTCCTTCCTGCGCTACGTTGTCCTTATCCACGAGGCCAGCGTCGTGAGTGATAATGATGGGCTTGCCCTTGTACGACGCGAGGCTTTCCGGATCGAACACTTCCTCCGGAAGCCGGAGCTCTCTGCGGATCGAACCGTCGTCATTGCGGTACTCAAAAATACCAACAGTGGTCAGGATCGGCCGGTCCATCAGATAGCCTTCTTCCGTTAAAGAAGCCTGGACCAGCGGTGTGCTGTCCAGGCGAATCACTCTTTTCAGTTTTGGTGTCATTCCACAACCTCCGGCGTCTCAGCTGCAGGTTCCTCTACATCAAGGATTGCGTTCGTCAGCGCCAGCGTCAGTTTCTGGATATGCTCCAGTTCATCAGCCATGATGCCGTCAAACAGCTCCTGACAAGCTCTGTCCTCGCAGACAGTGCCGGCGCTGCTCATGATCGCTGTGCACTGATCCTTGATCTGGTTGCAGATCGACATGATCACATTTCTACACAAGGTTAATTCCTCCTCTCATTTCGGATGGGGACTGTATCGGTGGTCCAGTTGCATAATAAAAATCAAACAGGAATATCGATGTCTTCAAAGATGAACTTCGGAAGCGCTACGCACCGGCAGCAGTAATCTTCGCCGGGATGACAGCGTCGTCCACTGTACTTGATTCCGGACTTCGTCATATACCACATCTCAGGCGGATCATCCCAGCTGAATTCCTTGCCATCCAGTGATGCGTGACAGTCCCGTACACGCGAGTCCTTGGACGTGCTCCAGATGTAGGAGTTGCAGCCGGCATCGGTCTGCTGCTTTTTTGTGATTTGCGCGTTCAGAGTGGAAATCTGATCTCTGGCAAGGAACTTTGCCTTTGACTTACTGACGTTGTAGCGATCCTGGATATCAGAGACAATGCTCGTGTATGTCTTGCCCTGCTCATATCCATCCAGAATGACATCTTTCATCTCTCCGAGCGTTTCTTCCGGAACAGACTTGATGTACGAGACATTATCCTCGACCCACCGGTCAATGGCCTGCTTGAAGAAATCGCCGGTGTAGTAGTCGGCGTACAAATCGACGCCAAGCGTATCTTTGACCACTCGTTTCCACTCCCGGATTGCAGAAGCTTTTGTGAGCCCGCTAATCCGTTCGAGCTCGTCGTAGAGCTTCATCCGGCCAGCCTTCTTCGCAAAGTCGGTTGTGATCTTATCGAAGATCCGATCGAGGTTGACCCGAAGCATTCCGCTTTTCAGCGGATACTCGGTCTCATGCTTCGCATCCGTCCGGACCTGTTTCAGCGCCTGCTGGATCTTTGGCAGATGCGGTTTGATGGACTCAATCAAAAGCTTCGTGTAAGCCCTTGCCAGCCTTGTGTACTCCCTTTCCGCAGTCGCTGGGAAGATGGGTTTGGTCTTCGATTGGAGGCTGTCCTTGCCTTTGAACCGCTTTTCAACGGTACGCTGCAGGAACTCCTTATACCGATCTTCCGTACTGCTCGCCTCCTTCTGCAAATCGGGCATAGAAAAACCGCCCTGCGTAGCAGGACGGTTATCGCTGGGTTATTCGAAATACGCTGAGACAAGAGATTGATACCGCGCTTTGAAAAGATCTTGCGCTGCGCCAAGGAGAAGTTCGGCCCGTTCGAAGTCATCCGGTCCATACGTGGATGTCGCAGTTTCAAAAGCATCCAGCACAGAGTAGAGGATGGCATCTACTTGTTTCATCTCAATGATTGCGGCTTCCAGTTCCATCTTTTTCATGTGTAAGACTCCTCCCAAAAACAATAATATGTTTCGGGGGCTTCTTAGACATGGGTAGCACTAATCTAAGTTGTCTCTAGTGCGCCTGCGGGAAACCGTGGGCGCACGTTTTAATTGTCAGTCGGCGCTTTTCGCGAACGCATCATAAATGCATTTCAGACGATCATCCAGGAATGTGATTGCCTTCTCTTCGAGGAATTTAGGCACGCCGTAGTACGCTCCGGCAATAGAACCGGTAATACAGGCCAGCGTATCACTGTCGCCGCCTACAGAAATAGCATTCCGGATTGCGTCTTCAAAGTCGCTTGACTCAAGGAATGCTTCAAATGCCTGCGGAACAGTTTCCTGGCAGGTTTCATTGAACCGGTACGTTGGCCGAATTTCATCAAGCGTGAATTCGATATCGTAGAAAGAGCAGGCGTATTCGTCGAGCTGTTCCTTTGAATATCCGTTCAGAGCAAGCCACACCATACCGGCAGTAGCTTTTGCGCCTTTGATACCTTCCGGATGGTTGTGCGTTACACGGGTTACAATCCCCGCAAATCCTTCGGCCTCTTCAAGAGAAGATGCAGCGTAGGCGACCGGACTCACTCGCATCGCAGCACCGTTCCCGAAGCTGTTATACGGGACCGGATAATCGGAGTACATCCAATCCATGAAGCGCCCGCCATAACCGCAGTATGGATACGGCTTTCCGACCTCGCGCATATACCGAACTGCATTCTGTTCGAGTTCGGCAACGCTTTTGCTGTTCATGACCGCTTTGCAGATTGCAAGCGTCATGATGGAGTCATCTGTCGCAAAGCATTTATTCCCGTGATAGTCGGCAAACAGTTTGAAGTCCTTCGCACGGTAGTTATCGAACTCATACACGGATCCGACAATATCTCCAATAATGCCGCCGATGACGCGGTCGGGATTAGGATTACTTACTTTCATCCTTCTCACCTTCCTCATCGTCGGATTCATTCTCATCAATGAAGTACGGGCAAGACTCGCCTTTGAACAGGATCGCGTCTGGTTTGCTCTTATACGCCTCACAGACGCCAAGCGTGGCGCCCTTGATACCCGTTTCCGGGCGATCCTTTTCTCTCAGAAAGCAGTTCTTGCAAGGGATTTTCTCGATATCCGGCATTGCGAATTTCAGTTCTTCATCATCCCATCTTGCCATCTTCTCATCTCCAATCCATTATTTTCTATACTTTACTATAACTGATTGACCGCAGAAGTCAATATGGAAAGAGGATATTTCTGAAGAAATATTTCAGAAATATCCATTTCCCTTGATATCAGTAGTCCTGGCCGGTGATGAGGAGTTCAAGTTCATACGACCCGTCTCTGTTTGCTTTGGCATTCGTGCATTGGAAGCTGCTGCCGCGTTGAATGATGGTTTCGAGTTCGTAGGAGAACGATGCTTGCTTTTTCTTCCCATCCCACGATCTCTGGTATCCTTGGCCGCATTCTGAGAATGGTTCTGCATATAGCGCCTTGGTTCCAGCAGGTGCAAAAATCTTGAGTTGGACATTCTTTTGGGTAAACCCGGTGTTGCTGGTGGAGCCGCATGACATGAATCCATTGTCTTTTCCGGTCATTCCGATGAGGCTTTGGATGTTCTCACTGTTGATGCTGCCATTCGGAAGGCCAAACATGGCAGCGACGGCTTTCTCTCTGACGCCTCTCTGGAACCACGAATCCTGCTGCAGCCTACTTTGGGAAATTGCAGAAGTAATGTTTTCGATCTGCTCGACAGTGTTCTCGCCGTAGTCCGCTCCGCCTCGGAGTCGTCCATTTATGTCACGGTAGGCGTTGCTTGTGTATGCAACAAGCGCATCTTTCTGGTCCGCGCTGAGTTTCTGCCATACCTTGCCGGACTGATCTCGGTACAGATCGTCAGCTTCCTGTTCTGTGGCTGGATTTGCAGCATTCTTCCGACGTTCTTCGGTGATGGTCTGCACTTCCATGCTCTTGATCTTCTGGAAGTTATGATTATCGCTATCTGGAACCAGCAGTTTTACGTCAGTATCGGACCACTGTTCTGCGAGATCGTAATAGTCACAGAACTCGCCAGTTTCCTCACAAGTAAAAGAGTCCCAGTCGTTTTCTTTTACCCATGTCATACCACCGGCTTTTACTTTTGTTCCAGGTGACGCAGCGCCGAGTTCTTCTGCGCTCGTTTTATGCGGAGTGGCAAATTTCTTTTTGTTCTTCGCAAACGAAGTGAATTTTCCGCTCTCATCTGTAAGGCGATTATGTGCGCCGCCTCCGGGTGCAGATCCGCCGACTTGGCCTTCTACTCCCTGATGCCCCCAATTCCCGGAGCCAGGGCCACCATCAGTTTCTGTGCTTTGCACCATCCGCTCGCTGAAATCATCTAGCCTATAAGATGTTCTGTGATCATCTGCCGAATCAGAATTTTGACCATTCGTCTGCCGGAGCGTGATATGTGTTGTCAGCACGGGATATGTGACATAACCGTCTGAAACGGTTGCTCCCCTGTGCTGTTTCAGCGTCTCTAGCGTTTCGCTGGTAAACTTGTCTTCTCTGTCCCACATTGATGTGCGCGGTTCGCTCTCCACTTTGACGACTTCGTAATCACCGCATGAGAGCAGTTCAGCCTGTTTGTACGGTGACAGTTTGGATACGTCAACAGCATGAGCGCCAGGCTCTACTGTGTAGTAGATAATGTCACCCATCTTGTCTTTGGCGATCTTATCAACCGCAGCACGATCCTTTGAGAAAGATGTCGGTGCAGTAATTTTGATTGTCTCGCCAACCGCAGGAGGTACATACACGCCTTGTCTTCCAGAATCTTGCTCAAGCAAAATACTACGGTCTTGTGCGACTCGATACAGTTCACCTTCGTAGGGTTCAGAACACTTGACGGCTTTGGAGAGGTTTGTCATCCCCTCCGCTACACTTGCACTCGATACAGAAAGGTTCTGTCCCTGATACATGTCCTTACATGAGAAAGCAGAATCAGTAAGCCGATCTCCAAGGATCGCATCTTTGCTCGGATCGTAACCATTTTCGACTACGCCTTCAACCGTTTTTCTTTGGAAGATATACTCTCCTTGCGTGTAAGCAGAAATGTTATCGACAACCGCTTTGAACTGTGGATCTTCTGCCGCAATCTTGGCAATTTTGCCCTTACTCGCCTTGTTCAGCGTGTCCGCATATTGCTTGGCAACATCGTCTGATACTTCGGAGATCTGAGTTTCGCCAGCCTGTAATCGTTCCTTGGCCTTTTGGAAAGACGCATAATCTTCAGCAAATTTCTTTGCTTCATCCGTTTCCGGCTCACCGATCTGAATATCCGCCTTTTTATACATGGTCCTATTTTTGGTTGCTTCAACGACATATACGCCGCACCCTTCAACCAACTTATCATCAGAGGAAATGATTCTATTACTGCCCTTTTTACTGCGCAGATAATATCCATCACTTGTCTTGAAGGCTTCATATGCCTCTTTACCAACAGGACCTTCCATTTGGATTGAAAAGTGAGTTCCGACTTTTGCTTTTCCGAATACATCCTTCATCTTCGAAGCGAGCTCGCCGTTTTTCATCCCGCCTAGCTGGTGCGACTCTGCACTACCCCCGATCTCTCCTGGGCGTCCTTTATGTCCAAAATTTCCAGACCCTTCTCCACCGTCCGGCCGCATCACATCATAGCTGCCGGGTTTGATGCTGTTCAACTCACCGCCGAAGAAAGCAGAATCTCCATCGTGGTTCATGTTGAGGCAGTTCAAGAGAACTACGACCCCATCCTTGAACGGCTGGTACTGCTCTGCCGACTTGGCTTCGAGTTCATCCAGACTCAGGAACTGCGGCGCAACCATTTCGAGGTCATCGCATTCGGGCTCGCCATCATATTCGGTGCAAAGGAAAATTGCCGGGGCAATACCGGTTTCAGGCTCCTTTGGTCCGTACCCTAGCTGGATGATATTCTTCGGCGTAATGCCGAACTCCTCTTGGGTCTCACGAATCGCAGCCTGTTCGGCGGTCTCGCCATGTTCCACATGACCGCCAGGGCCACAGAGCAGGCCATAACCTGTATCATTATGCCGCTTGCCGCAAAGGATCTTTCCATCTTTGACGACTATGACGCCCACACCACCGGTTTTCTGCTCCTTGGTGGATTGATTATCCCTGTTGGAGTGTTGACGGTTGCCAGCCTTCTTGAGCGCTTTGTAATGCTCTTCTGCTGCCTTCTGCTCTTCGCGTGTAGCCTCCATGTGTTCCTCAAGCCACATGCCATACTCCGGGAAGTCATCGTAGTCGTTCCCGTCCGAGCGTTTCGGATTGATTGGCAGGCTTGCCTTCTCGTTTTCAGCAGGATTCTTCGTAGCGTCAGGAGCAGTCGGATCGGTATTGTCTGTGACATCAGCACCGGAGTTTTCTTCTCCCTCGCCGCCATCCGGATCACTGACCGGATCATGGATAGATGTCATCAGATTCTCATCGTCTTCCATGTCATCGAGCATGGTTTCGATGTCAAACTCATCCGTTTGTGCCAGCGCAGAACGCACTTCGTCAGAACTGATAACCTCAGCCTGAATATAAAGGTTGGCTGTGTTGGCACGGACGAGTTCGGTGTCGGCCTTGACCTTATCGACGTTGGCCTTATCCTGCTCAGACAACGACCACAGCGGATTGAAACTGATCTTGATTTTCGGGATCTCATCAATCTCGCCGTGATACATACCGGCCTGGAAGATTACAGAAAGCAGATATCGGAGATTCTTCTTGACCTGCGTCTTTTGGACTCTCTCGATGTAGTTGTACCAGTTTTCAAGGTCTGACGTGCCGGTAGCATTCATGCCGGCCGGAGAACGGCCAAAAAGAATTGTCTGCGGGATGTTCGATACCGCAGACAACATATTGCAGGTGCTATCAATGACATCGGCTACGCCGGTGAATGAGAATGTCTTGAAGTCGTAGTCTTCGCCCTCGTTATCAATGGCGATACTGTTCAGCAGTCCACGGGCAAGGTCAATCACTTCGAGCCGTTTGAGGACGTTCTGTTCACCGTCCTCGGTAGACAGTTCCTCCGCAAGATTTTTCATCTTGTACACAGCCTGAACACAACGCTCCAGCATCTTCGGTGCGCTTCCGTATGCGAGTTCCGAGTTTGCCAACGCCTGTTTCATCCGGACATATTCCGGAATACCCCAGAGCTGGTAGATCGAGTTCGCTGAAAACTCAGGAACTCGACCGTTTCGGAACACGAGGCATCGGCTCTCATGCACGTTGAAGAATCCGTACCGGCTGCTGACCGTGTAGAACTCAGGTTCCCCATACCGGTTTCCGCCCAGAGGGTTCCCCGGAACATACCGATACATACTGGTCTCATCAGGCACTACGATTGCGCGTTCGAAGACGCGCAGTTCATCGATAGACTTGATGTTCTTCCAATCGAGTGGCTCATCAATTCCACGGCCGTCATCAATCAGCATGACGATGATCGAACCACCGAACAGACGGGACCACTTGATTGCAGTAGCTGCTGTGTTCTCCCATTCGAGTTCATCCAGCGCTTCGCTGATAAAATCATTGATCTTTGCATCGGTCACGTCCTGCAGTTCGAAGCCATGCTTGATAGCCTCTTCTGCCGGCGCATCGATGATTTTGGAAAAGAGGCCGCTCCCCTCATAGAGAGCAGCAAGCTCGGTATCACTCGGGAGCAGTTCAGGCCGATACACCGGTGCCTGATTGTTTCTGTTATTTCCGAGCTGTGTGACGAGATTCACATATCCGTCTCCACGGAACGGACGGACAGACCTTCCGGTCTGCTTCGCAATCATTTGATAATACCGTCTCATCCGCTCAATTTGGGCCATGTTATTCGGTTCTATGTAAATCGCCTCTCTTCCCTTTGTCATGAGGTGAGCGAGCTCAGACTGAAGCTGCTTTCCTCGATCTCTGCGAATCCGTTCGCAGAGGCATCGACCATATCCTTGAGTTTCCCGTCCGGGAAGTTCTCAAGCTGAGTCAAGTATTTGTCATTCCAATCAGCTATCACCACATCGAAGTTACCTGCCTGCCACTGTGCAGCCATTGGCTCTGCACGAGCTTCCTTGCTGCCGGTTTCTGCTACGGTCTTGACCGTAAAACCGGACAGGAACTTGATATAGGACTGTGCTTGATCCTTTCCTGCCTGTCCAGGGTCCTTCGGCAAACGTGTTGTGACGCGCTTGTATTTGGCCCTGTCCATCTGGCAGGTATGCTTGATTGTATTTCGAACGTCGCTTGCAGACTGTTGAATATCGATCACGTCCGCAATGACGTATCTCCCGTTCTTTCTCTTTCCAATCAGGACCCCAGCAGTGTGAGCGGAATCCTCGTTCTCTCCTTCTGCCGTAGCTGCCAAGTCCCAGCAGCGTACCCACTTGATAACATCATCCGGGACAACGTTCAGGTAGTTGCCGACCTGAGACTTTTTGAAATACAGTCCAGCTGCCGGCCGGATCTTCCAGTTGCCGTGAAGCAGACGTTCCTTCTCGACAGTGGGCAGCGCTTTCAGGTTTGCCAGATATCCGGGGTTGATCTTCAGCAGTTCCTTATTGTCGTAGACAGAGGACATGATGAACGTTACCGACTTCGGTTCTTGGCGTTCCTCCTCTGTTTTGAGATCAAACTGCTCCCACAGTTCTTCCGGCGTATCTGCCCAATAGAACTCATCATCCCGATTGAGCATCCAGCGAACGGCGCCAGACCGTTCAGGGATTGCATATCCTGTTTCCTGATTGATCCACCACGATATAAAATCAGCAACCCAGCTATCTGCGTCAGGGTTACAGGTAGCTCGCACAAACGGTCGAACACCACAGGTGGATCTGTTTCGGGACAGCATGTAGATGAATGCTTTCCGACTGAAATGCGTAAGCTCATCGAATCCGATTCCACAGATCTGGGAGCCCTGCCACTTTGATAATTCCACGTCCCGCTCTATGTGTGCGAACGAGACCTTTGAGCGAACCTTCCCGTCTTTGCCGGAGAAGACCCACTCACCACGAGACGGTCTTGGGTGTGCACCACGGATACCGCTGTACATTTTCAGCGATTCATCCCAAAGACCGCCCTGCGCGAAAATCTGGTTGTAGTTTCTTCGGAAGACCGTATAGCCGAACCCAGGAACATTCCGATAGGCCAGCGGGGTAAGCAGAAGTCCGAAAGACTTTCCTCCTCCTGCGGAGCCTAGCCGCCATAAATACAAATATCCGCAGGTGTCGAAAGGAAGTCTTCCTGCGGGCCTTCCTGCGGCTTCAGTATGAATGGCAACGTAATCCCCCCCTGTCCCTCAGCTACCTTTTCACTCGCCCTTCCCTTCCGGCTCCTCAACCTTTGCGAGTTTGTCTTCCTTTACCTTCTCAAGCCGGCCATTGTCCGGCACATATATCACGGTATCGTAGCTATCGCCGTCATCATTCGTAGATTCGGCATAGCTGATACCGGCAACATCACCGTTCGTGATACTGGAAATTCTGGCTTCCGTTTCGCTGATCCGTCTCTCCAGATCCCGATCCTTCCGAAGCTCCTCAGTATCGTACCCGGCCGTTTTCATGAGTTGAATATACGCTTGCAGATCTCCTGCCATAGCCATAGTCAGAAGCTTTGCATGAAGGGCCGCCATGTTGGTCCGCTCGTTTTCTTCATATCCGAGGGTTGCGAGGTTTTTATCGAGTGCTCCCTTTGCAGCAAGATCAAGCATATATCGTGCAGATGATTGTGCGTCCCTTTTCATGCGCTTGGTCTCTGCTGCTTTCTTCCCACCTCGGGCTCCTCTCTCTTTCGCAGTCTTGCTGTCTCTGATGATATTTTTGTTGAAAGCAGCGGATCTTCCTCCCCCCGCTACCGTCCCGGTATCATCCTGATTTTGCTTATCATCACCTGCGATATTCTTTTCCATCTGTTTCACCTGCTTTTTCATCATAAAAAGAGCGCCCACATGAGGCTGTGAGCGCCCTTGCATCGGCATTTTATTCTGGTGGTAAGTTTATGCCCCGTAGAGGCTGGTGACAGTAGCCACGCCCTTCCTTACGGTCTGGTCAATGTTGTAACCAATGGATTGATAAAACCTCGGAGAAGTCATGCACTCGAATGCACGAGTCATATCGTCGTGCTGCTCTTTCGTGATCCCAAGCCGGAACCCCTTCGCTATCTTCAGGGCTCCCTTGAAGTCACCCTCTGCCACCAACCGTCTGACTGTATCCGATTTCCGTTCCATTTTATCTCCCCCTTTGACTATACGTTACAACACCGTCTAGCCTAGTCAAGAGGTTTTCTGGAAATATTCGGATTTATTCTAGGCAATGCTCATACAGACTTCGGATAGCAGCATCCGGGATATCCTCTGGCTTAATTTCCCTCATCGGTACTCTCTCCAGTTTTTTGACCGGGTTTCCCTCATGAGTCTTCCGGTATTCGAGGCTTGCCAAATACTCTCCCTCCGTACACATCCCGTGCGCGTGTTTGAAGTCATATCTTGGCCCCCAGCTCCCCTCATCGAAGAACGACACCTTGATAGGATAAAGGCCAGCCTGCTCATCCAGATTCATGATCCAGTCTGTCTTGCCGGCTTTCTTCCCTTTGATCGTATGGACATCATAGACCCATTCAGGAATAATGCCCCCTGGGAGCGTGCTCTTTGTGATTTCCCGAATTCCCTCATATTCCTTCCAGTTTACATAACTGTACGGATTGATAATCGGGGAAGACATGAGCGTCTGCTCTCCACTCCTCGCATAACACAGAAGCATCACAGATTTGCTCAAGAAGATCTCATCCTTGCTTTCCGCATCCTTCTTCCCATTCACCAAACCGTCCACGGTCTTGAGGCTCATGATCTCATTCGTGAGTTCTGTAGCCCCGTTCAGAATGGAAATGAGAATCAACGCATCCCACAGCAGATCTCGGTGAGATACGCGCAGAAGACTGATTGCGTAACCAATGTTCTCCATATCGAGAATGTTGATTGCCTCCCTCAGAAGGCATACCGCATAATACGGATCACTCCCGTCCGGAGTAAGGGAATCTGTTTTTACTGTTCGCCGCTTTGCCGGAAGAAATCCCATCTGCTCATACTCCCTCGGAGCATTGCGCAGGTTCAGAAGCATATCTTTCATCCTCTCAATATGCTTGCTGTCCACTTCGATTTCATCCCGCTCATTCGGAGTAAGCACGAAGTTGCAGGCAAAGTAGCAGGCATCGCGGCTTTTAAGTGCTCTACACAGAAGCGCCACAGCATTCGAAACGTGTTGCATCTCCGGTGCTCCGTTCGCTCTAGCCTCCTCATCCTTCGCACGAAGAACCAGGAGTTCTTTTGTGAGAACGCCCCAGCAGTCTTCACATGAGATAGTGAGAATCCGCTTCCACAGCATTCCGTGGTATCCTTCATACATCTCATTCGCCGCATAGCTCGTGAGATTGAACTCTCCTCGTCGTGCTGCCTTCTGAAGCAGACTTGCCATATCGTACATGTTCTTTCCGCTCTTGGTTGCGAGATACCGATAAGCCATTGAATCATCCTTTCCTTTTTGGTTTATCGTATCGTAGCATAACCTACCAGCCTGTCAATATTTGCCTGCATTTTTTATCGTTTTACCCGGATATATGGCTTGTTCGATTTAAAGTTATAGCTGAAATACTTCCCCCATTTTTGCTTCATGAGGTTTGCGCAAGCCACCTGGTCCGCACGCTTTTTTTCTGTATTTCCACCTGCATTCGTATCCGTCCCGCCTTTGGTGCAGAGATACTTAGGCTTCAATATGATCCGGTTTACCAGCAGCTCATGCAATACTACGTCAAGATCACAGTTGTGATAAACTTCCTCCCTGAATCTTGACTTGTAGCACGGCTTGTTGAACCACCGCATCCCGCCGGATGTCCCTTTGAACTCAAACTCGCTTCCATAGTTCCACGGTGAAATGGAAGCATCAACGGCGGCATATCCAATTCGAAGATCACTAATGAGCTGCCCGATTCTTTCAAACTCAGCCGTTACTGTTTCAGGCTCCGTGATCTTCTCGTAGGTATCCAGCCTATAATAGAGAAACGGCACATCATCGTCGATCATGCAGATGATGTCTTCAGGAGCATTGTCGACGATATAGTTGACGACTTTGACCAGATTATTGATTTCAGAGTCTTCTACCGCCCAGATGTGATCCGGATCAATGCCGGCGTCTATGTAATCTTGCAACTCGGACTGTCTTACTACATATGTGTAGTATTCAAGGATCTTGTGCGTGCAGGCTGTCTTCGCCCGCTTGTAGCTTGGAATGTAGATGTTGAATGTCGGGCTGTTCATCTGGACAACCACCCTTCTGGCAAGTCAAAGCCCATGTTGAAAATATAATCAATCACGGACAAGTTCTCGATGAACTTCCCGTGTAATTGCTGATATTTGATTGGTCGGTAATCCGAATACACAAGGTCAACCCCTCGCCGTGCATACTCCTCTGGTTGGTGATAAACGGCTGCGCCAGTTCCACTCAGATACTCTGTCGCTCCAAGCTCCTCGCACATCATGAATATCCGATCATCTTTATGCCCGCTCAGGTGAAGATCTCTGGTTGCAATCCTGACCTCCGGAGAGATTCGGAACATCTCCATGACGAGCTCCGTAATCGCTACATTGAATTCGACCATGCTGAGGTTCGGCTTTCTCGCCATTAGCTCCATCTCTTCGAGAATGAAGTGTCCTTCCTCAAAGCAATCCGCCTTGCAGTAGTTCTGTTCCAGCGTCTTCACAATCTTATCGATGCAATACGGAGCCTCCGAAACCTTGATATCCGCAAGCCGCATATCATGATGAGCGTGCACCGGAAGCGTGAGCTTCGCCTCGCCGCTCGAGGTCTTAATTCGATTCCAGTTGTGCATACCCTTCTTGGAGAACTGCACGTCATCGGAAAAGACAAGCACGTCACACTTGGCTGCTTTATAGAAGAAACCCATATAGGGCAAAAAATTCGGTTGGTGGGACGCAACGATCATATGACTAACTCCTTATTTCTCTGATAAGCCGGAATGCCTCTGCATACCGGAATCCGACTGTCGATCCTCTGTACATGGCAAGTGCTTCGACCGCCTGTGTAGATCGCGCGGCAGGATATCTTTGGGTCTGAGATTTGAAAATTCGCATCGCATCAGTTTTCATGCCGATTGTCCCCGTGATGTCTTCGTACACATCAGGGATAAAGGCGTTCTGCTGATCTGGCGTGTCCCATCCGGTTTCAGAGACCGTTTCGTATGCGTATATTCTTCTGACTATGTGGTCGTATTTCGGGCGAAGCGCCACCATTGCTGCATCCGCCACGACCTTATGGTCGCAGTGGATATCTCCCCTGTGCGGAATATACACGACAAATGGCTTGAGATCATTTATGACCTCGGAAAGAGCATTGTTGAGTTTCACCTGGTCGACAGTATCGAGCCGCGCTGCAGGGAAATCAAGGAACTGAACACTCGTCGTTCGCAGCAGTTCAGCTGCCTTCAGATCTTCTTTTCGCCCATGTCGAATCAGATCCTCGTTAAACAGCGGCGGGTATCCTCGTGTGACGATGCACACATGCACCGGTTCTCCAAGCATGGTGAGTTTGGCTATCGTTCCTCCGACTCCAAGAATTTCGTCGTCTGGATGAGGTGCAATCACGAGGGTACTCATATTGGCTGGGCTCCTCTCTCAATCACTCTTGCTGGTACACCGACAACCTTGCTGTGGGCGTCGACATCATGAAGTACAACGCTCCCAGAACCAACAATGCAGCCCTCTCCGAGCTTTATCTGCCCGTTGCAGAGTGCTGCACTTCCAAGAAAAACTTTATCTTCAACAACCACATCTCCGTTCAGGATGGAGCAGGTCGATAAATTCACATGATTTCCAACTCTGCATTCGTGTTCGACGAGAGCCTTCGTATTGATGATGTTGTTGTCGCCAATAACAGATCCTGCAATGATGGTCGTAAACTTTCCGATGAAGTTCCCATTACCGATGAGTGCAGAATCAGCAACAATAGCGCTCGGATCGATAATATTGATAAACGGCAGGTCAAGCTGTTTGATGTATTTGTACCATCTCGCTCTCGCCTCACAGCTCCCTATCGCAATGTGATAGAGGTAACTCCGATAGTCCGGAATGTCCTCGATTCTCTTGAAGATCGTTCTTCCGAGATATCTACCCGTCTTGACCTCATCGACATACCCAACGATCTGAATTCCCGCCATATTTGCAGAGTCGCTGACAGAAGCAGCGTGGCCTCCAGCACCAATCAAAATGACCTTCTGTTCAGGCATTTTCAATCTACCTTCATTTTCTTGTATTCATCAGCAGGAACAATAACAGCTTCCATTTCATCGTACCAGATTGCTCGTGCATTGATTCTGCGCTTTGCTACCTTTACCTTTGCGCCTTCAATGCCAAGCTTTCTGACCAAGTCATTGTAGTCCAGCTCGCTACGGCAGACGATCATGACATAATCGTATTTCTCATAGTGGATCAGTTCCATCTCTTTAATCGGCCTTTCGTCAACTGGAGTCTCCTTCAGGTCGATATCCATTTTGAAGTTGCCCATGAGATCAGCTGTCCAGTCGCCGAGTTCGTCCATGTCCCATTCGCCGGCATGGCTGTTGAGCTTGATGTTGATGTACTTCTGCTCTGCAACTGTATATCCGATAAGCAGTTTGCAGACAACCTCGGTGTCTGGATTTTCAGCTTTGATAATACTGACTCTCTGGTTGCCGCCGATGACCTGGTTCTTTTCATTTATGACGATGATATCAAAGTCACCGTATTCCTTGAGCGATTTCTGCAGGTCGTCTTTTTTCTGCTTTTTGATTTTTCTCGGGTTGCCAAAGTCGAGTTTAAGGTCTCCGACTCTCCTTGTTACGACCTCAATGCGCTTCTCCATTTATTTCTCCTCCTGCTTTTGTATTCCTGAATTGAAAAAAATCCGCTCTGCCAAGATTGCAGAGCGCCGTGGGTGTTATGTAACTTGAAACAGGTCTTTCGATTCTGTAGAATATGTTTATCGCTATGCGCGTGATATTCAAGGAGGGGCTATGATGTACGACGGAAACGAAAAGGTGATTCTCAATGGAGAATACCTCGATTATTCCATGCTTGACTTCTGGCGCTGGGCCTATTCAAACATTCACTACAACATGCAGCGCGGCACATTTGCAGACTATCTTGTGCGCTGTGCCTTGGAACGCGGAGGTTTTCCGACGCGGCCAGAGATTGGGACCGGGTTTGAACCGTATGATCTCGAAGGCCCGATCATTCCTGCGACCGGAAGGCCCGCCCGCATCGAAGTCAAATCAGCCGGTGTTCTCCAGGCTTGGGGAAAGTCCAGCAGAATCGCCTTCTCCATTGCTCCGGCAAGAATCCCGGAGGACGGAGATATCAAGCACAACGCCCCGCAGCAGCGGAACAATGACATTTACGTCTTTGCATTCTTCACCGCAGAAAACAAAAGTGCGAACATCCTCGACATGTACTGGTGGCGGTTCTACGTTCTGTGTACGCAGCGGATAAATTCAGATCCTAAGCTGAACGGGCTCAAAACGATATCGCTCAAGAATATCGAGAAGCTTTGTTCTCCTGTCCAGTTTGATAATCTTGCACAGGCAATAGATGCAGCTGCAAAGTCGATCTCGTAGAACACTACGGCTCCTTGTTGAGTTCTCCTGCGTACCACTTCAGAAACTTTGCGTACTCTTCACGGAGGAAGTCGAGATTGTCTCCCAAGTCTTCGACTGATATTTCTTCGCCGAAGAACATATTGACGAATGCCTGAAAAGACATAATCAAACCTCCGCATCATTTCAAAATGCCCGGCAGCCTTGAAAGGACAAAGTGGCTGTCGGGCTTTTTTTCGAGTTCTGCAAAGCGGCAATTTCGCAGGAGAGAATCAAAATTGCCTACTTTGAAACTCTGGTATGTGGCGTTTCTTATTTTGCTGTTATACACAATACACACTTCCTAGTGGACTTACAATGACATTTCGTGAAATTATGCGACATTTACTGTCAAAAATGGTTTGGAATCTCAATTTTATCAGATTTGAAAGCAAAAAAAGCAGCACACCATGTTAGTGTACTGCTTATGTCCTGCTGCAGATTTGCAGGGTCACGCTATTTCATTTGCCGACACGGAATGATTGTACAAGTATTCTGGCGCAATGTCGATGTCCCCATCTTCCCAGACTGTTACACCATAGTCGATGTAAACCCCAGCAAACTTCTCTTCATCTGCAAGAACGGCAAATGCCGGCTTACTCAGCATCGGCTTGAAATCAAATACTTTTGCTTCGCCAGTGGTAAACCGGATCCACAGCTTATGGTCTTTCATCGGCCGGACGCCACAAACCTTGATGTCCGGCGCCTTCTCTCCTGCATATGCAATGCCATTAGAAACGTACATGTTCAGCTCCTCCTTATCTCAAGGGCTCGATTTTACCAAACGGAATACCACGTACTGCATTGTTCCACGCGGCGTACAACTCGTCTTCATGAATTGCCGCCCACGCCGCAACAAGTTTCAGCTGCTTGAATGGCAGGCTTCCTGCGATGACCTCGCCGTCAAAAGTGACTGATGCTTCGTACTCGTTGTAGTAAACATGAACGTGCGGCTTGTGATGCTTCTCGTTATCGTTGAAGATCATCTTGATAACGATATTGTAGAATCTGCAAAGTTCAGGCATATCATCAACCTCCAATTATTATATATCACAAAATCTCGGTTTTATCAAATTTTGTTCTCACGCTGCCCGCCGTTTCTTCGCATACCGGACCATTTTCTCGCCGTGGAGGCCGATTGCGGTAAATGTTCCGTTCCAGAATTCAGCTTCGATCTTCAGCCGATCCATAAACTTGATTGCTTTGACACAACTGTCGAATGTCTCTTCAAAGGGCTCGAGATCGTCAGGCCACAGAAAGCTCCACTCGCTCGGCCTTTTGTACTTGACGACGAACTTGTCTCCGATGCGTTCGAATCTTGCCGTGATATCGTACCCTGTATTCTTTTTCATATCGGATAGCTCCTTTTGTTTTTCTGTGACTTTACGTTAGCATACCTATCTACCTAGTCAATAGGCTCCGAAAATAAATATGCAGCACCTCACAATCGAGGTGCTGCATTCTTGCTGTTGATCAATCGCCAGCTTTGAAGTTGTAGATTGGCTTGATGATCGCGTCAATTTGCGCTGTTGGGCCAATGTTGTTGACGATATCGTCCATGCCCTTGTAGGCCATTGGGCATTCATCCAAGGTGCTTTGCCCGACCGATGTAGTGTAGATACCTTCCATCTGTTTTGCAAACTCATCGACAGTGAAGGCTTCTTTTGCTGCGCTCCGGCTCATCAACCGGCCGGCGCCGTGTGGAGCGGAGTAGTTCCAGTCCGGATTGCCTTTTCCCGTACAGAGCAGGCTTCCATCTCTCATGTTGATTGGAATGATAAAGCGCTCGCCGAGCTGCGCGGACACAGAGCCTTTCCGGAGAATCATGTTTCCGACATCAATATAGTTATGGATTGTCGTGAAACCATCTTCGCAATGCAGATCCATCGTATTGATAATTGCCCGCATCATGCAGTATCTGTTAAGACGCGCAAACCTTTGGACAACTTGCATATCATTCAGGTAATCATCAAACAGCGATCCCTGCACATAAGCAAGAGGCTTCGGGACGGGAGTATGTTTCCTTTCTCCTCGCAGTTTCTCGATCGCGCTCTGGATTTCGTTCTTTCGCCCAGCAGCCTTCAGTGACTCAATCACCTCGTCGATTTCCGCCTTACTATACTGGGTGAGCTGCTTGTACGCTTCTTCCTGATAGTAGTTCGCAACCTCAAGTCCGAGGTGGCGGCTTCCGGAATGAATGACGATGTAGATGTGTCCTTCATCGTCCATGTTCGCTTCAATGAAATGGTTCCCGCCTCCGAGTGTTCCAATGCTTCGTTTTGCTCTCTCGATGTCAACATGCTTTCCGCATCTCAGATGAGATGCAAGGTCGAGCAGATCAGCCTCCGGAACAGCTTCACTATGGATTGAAAACCCGGACGGAATCTCCCGCCGAATAACCTCATCAAGCTTTTTCAGATCAATGTGATCTTCACGGATCCAGACAACATACATACCGCATCCGATATCAACGCCGACCAGGTTCGGGCAGATCTTATCGCTGATGGTCATCGTAGTCCCGATTGTGCAGCCAGCGCCAGCATGGATGTCAGGCATCATGCGGACCTTGCTGCCTTGGATGTATGGTTGGTTGAGTAGATTGATGACCTGCGAGATCGATTCATTATCAACAACATCGGTGAACACTTTTGCGGTTCCATACTTCCCGGTAAGTTCGATCATGTTGCTTCCTCCTTAAAAGTGGTGGGCCGTGTAGGTGTCGAGCCTACGACCGAGCCGTTATGAGCGGCTTGCTCTACCGTTGAGCTAACGGCCCATCAATCCCGGCTTAACGTACCGGCCGTGAGGTCTTGTGCACAGACCAACGGCAAATCAGGTGATTGCGCACCGGCGCTTATGTATCAGCAGCCCTGAAAGCGTTCCCAAAGGTGCTGCCTAGCTTGGAGTTTTATTATCCTCGTCCCCAAGCGTAACACGAGCGGAGATGGCGGATTCATCCGGTTCGACCACTAGTGAGTCTTTCCCAGCAAGCTGAACGGGACGTTCCAAAATGGACTTGTGCCGTCTCTACGAAGGTCTATATCCGCTTGACCTTTACCTTTTCGGACCGAAACGCGCAAACGGCTTTTACTGCGCTGTCGGCACAAGTGTTACCTTGCCCCGGTGGGTTTTCACCACTATATTCTGTTGGTTCCGGCATCCCACGCATCAAGCGCAGGGGATATGATGGCTGTTCGTCAAACTTCACTTAGCTGTAGCCTACTCATATGCAATCACTGTAGCATGGAACATCCGTTCATACAGCACCATCATATATTGCAGCGTGGCGACTATCCCGCTTTCTGGCCCATATAGCTGCATTGCGCCTCGTTCTCCTTGGACACTGCGGGTACAGCGTCTTTAGCCGGGGCCGCTACGATTCACGATCACTCTATTGCGTGCGTGAATGGATAGCCGTATTTTTCCCCATGTTAAATGTAGTCGCGCGGAGAACCCCAACGGGCGGCTGGCAGGGGTAGCAGGATTTGAACCTGCGAATCTGGGAGTCAAAGTCCCATGCCTTAGACCGCTTGGCGATACCCCTGTATGCAGGCTCATGCAGCGGCGTCCCGCCGAACCAACCTGTAACCTTGACCAGAGCAGGCCCCGGTCGAGTAAGCGGCATTTCCGCTTAAAGCATGATTTGATGATTCCTTCTGAGTGGGGAGTTCCCATTTCGCTTGTTTACTCCCAAACTTCGCTATCGGCTATATCAACCCGACGACACCGCTGCCAGATGCGGAGGTTTCATTCCATCGGGGGAAGTCATCCGATGGCGGGCATGGTGCGAAGCGCCTTATCTGCGTCATTTAAACGGCGTTTTCTCTACATCGGCCGTAGCAGCTGATACTAACCATGCAGATTTGCAGACTTCGCTGGTGCGGCTCGGCAGAATCGAACTGCCTCGGGCCAGTTGCTCGTCGCTGCCCTTTACCAAATGCCGCGTGTTGCCACACTGACGCAGTGGCCGCGGAGGGTTGAACTTTATTTGTAGAAAGCGCCACGACTCCCACAAAAGGGCGCTTTGGTGGATGCGGCGAGGATTTGAACCCCGCATGGTGCAGACAGTATGCGACGAGCTTTATTCCCGTCCGAGGTGGCTGCTTCAACCCCAATAGGTTTGAGTGTGCCGCGCTTTCCTGCACCGCATACCCTTGCTGCCTTTTCCATTCGGCCACGCATCCATTTTGACCGTCTTCTCGCTTAGATTCTCACATCACGGAAATCTTCCCGGAACCATTACGTTGTGGGCTCTACGTTCTCTCGAACCTCGATCCACCTACCGTGCAGTTTTCAGCGGGCATTGTCATTCTTTGTGGGGTGAGACGGGAACCGCCCACATCAGCCGGGCGCGACCCGGCAACTGGTGGAACCGACCAGACTCGAACTGGTGGCCTCCTGATCCCAAATCAGGCGCGCTACCAACTGCGCTACGGCTCCATATTGGCGGCAGATGGAGGTGTCGAACCCCACGGCTTTCGCGCACTGTTTTCAAGACAGGCTCCGAGGCCGCTCGAATTCATCTGCCGGATGTACTTAATACTTTCCTGCCGTGTACCTGTACTTGCACGTTTTCCACGGCTCGACGCACGATTCAAATATGCAAACAGCACCTGAATATCCGGGCTTTCTGCAGTATTCGCACATCAGCTCTGGATACAGCACCTTCATTGCGGAAAGAAGCCGCGCTCCGTCAGGACCGACAAACATCGGCTTTCCTTCGGGCGCATAGTGCCGAATCTGAACCGGAATCTCATCCCGCGTTTCGTAGCAGTTGACAGGAATCGGGCGACTGTCTATAACAACGTAGACGTTTTTTGTGCCGTTGGTTAAGTAACGAATATTAAGGCTCATGTTTTACCTCCGTTTGAATCAAATTTGTTTCCGATCTTTAACATTGGATAACAAATAAAACAGTTCTATTGGTTTCATCTTTCCTCCCTTATAAATAAAAAAGGCGGTATTGCATATGAACGAACATCAACGTCGAGTTGGACTTTCTTTTTGATGAGCATTATGCGACCTCAATGATGTCTCTAATGTCCGGGATTGTCGATATTTCCATCCACTTACCACCGATTGCTGAATTAAGGGAGACGAAATAGTCACCAACTCTACAGCGATGGACAACTGCCGATCTGTTTTCGCTTGGGTCACGTTCGCAGTATTGAAGAAAGCACTCGTACTGCCGGTCCGTGATGTTGTGAGTGCCAATTCCTTTTTCGGATACGATCTCTGTGAACCACCGGTTCTTTGTTGCCGGGAATTCGAGTGATGCCTGAATAGTCATAACCGCTTCGATCTTCGCATTGATTTTATCGCGTCGTGTATTCTCTGCAGCTTCAATGTCGTCGAGTTCAGTGCTGGATGCACCAGCAGCAAATGCTTTTTCCCACGCCGCTTCATCTGCTGCGGCTTGTGCATTTCTCAATGCTCGCAAATTGAAAATCATGGTTTCAAACTCGCAGCGCTTTTTGTAGTTTCTGAGATTCGGGTATCTCGCGTAGGCCATGCAGATCAACTCCTTATCTCTTTCCTTCACGCCTGACGTCGTTGTAGATCGATTTGTAGGCCATATATCTGTTCTTGTCACCAACGCAGAAAGATCCGTCAGTCACTTCACAGCGGTACACTACAAGAACGCTGCCTTTTCGATACGGTCGAAAATCCGGGTCTGGTGGTCTTTTGATCTCTGAATAGATCTTCCCGTTCTTGTTGAGAAATCTCAGCATTTGCTTCAGCTTTTTTCCTCTGTGCATCGTCTTTCCTCCACACAGTCATCCGCTCTTGGCTTCCGTATCCGCATCTACTCAACGCCGAGTCACGGCTTACTGCCGTTGGACTGCGTTGCCACTCCCGATTTTTCCTTCCATCGATTCGCCTCGAATTGGACTGCCGGAAGCCAAGAGGGAATTGACCACGGAACTTTTCAGCCCTGCGCCGGTGCATCGGTCGCATCCGTTTGCTTTCACCATTAAGCCGGAGCCAGCTACTGTAATTCTGCGCCCTGTCGTACTTGCACTACCTACAGGCCGAGCGGATGGCCGGATATATCGTTTCACCAAGCCTTTGGAACTTCAACACTTTCCCTGGGTCCGCCGCAATACCCATGTGGACCAGCATACGAGAGTTGAACCCGCATCCTCGGCTTGGAAGGCCGATGTGTTTCCGTTACACTAATGCTGGATATTTCGCGCCGACGGCCGTCCCAAAGTCGTCGGCGCTTCCCGTCTTTCCGGGCTGTCAGCTTTCAGGAGGTATCTATGCCTTGCAGAGATCCGGTCCCGCCCCGGTTTTGCACTCAGGCGAATGTCGCCTTCGCTTGCTGTGGTCATGCCGATTGTCGGCTACCTTCTCTGCATTTTATTGGGATGTCCTTGTGACTATATCGTAACATAGTCACCCGCCTAGTCAATAGTTTTTGGATATTTTATGTTTAATTTTTTCTTAAATATCCATTTTCAGTTTTCCTTGCACTTCGATTTTCCAGCTACACCAGCGCTGGGCATTGCACCCCGTTTTACACGGTTGCGGGTGCGCTCTTGGCCGAAACCCACAGCTGGCTTTCTCAGGCCAGAGCGCCAAGTGTACTGGTACTGCACTCGGCGAGCGTCTTCGCTTACGTGGGCGGCGCTTTTCTACATGAAGAAAGGAGCCTGTCTATGCACTGAAACGTGCAAAAGATGGGCAGTGGTGGAGATGGATGGAGTTGAACCATCGAATAAGGAGATGAGCCTTACCAGCGCCCGCCATCTCCATATGGTGCGTTTCCGCACCATTGCTTTCATCCGGGCGGAAGTTCCTTCCTCTGCTCATTTGTGAGCAGGAGCTTCAGTGCGGTTTCTCTATACCGGAACATCCGCCTGTCGTAGCTTTCTTTTCTGTCGAAGTAGTCCTCGTTGCTTTTGAACAGGACTTCGCTGATTTCTCGCCAATCGAAGCAATCTATGTAATACATCTCAATCACATTCCTCATGGCTGCTTTTGGGAGTTCGCTGATAGCCTGAAGCAGATCATTTCGTTCCCGATTGAGTTCACAGACTTTATCCCGAAGCTCTTTGTCAACCTCGTCCCTTCGGAACAGCCGTGGTGCGAACCGGTCTGTGTCCACATCATCTGATCTTGGCATTCCGGTGAGGTTCTGAGCTTCAAGGCCATACAGTCTGGCATTCAGTCTTTCGAGTTTGGTAATCTGATACTCCAATCCGATGGAAGCGTCACGGTACACTTCGAGGCGTCTGACAATGTTAGGTTTGCTATCCATATGGCAGTAACTCATTCGCCTCCCCTACCGGCATATCAGTATGTAATCTCTTCTATCCAGTCATAACGCTCAGAGAACGGCGCGAAATCCGACTCTTCGCATGTGGCTTTCAGTTCCCGGTCAAGCTGTTCTCGCCGATAGTCCGATTCGACATCTTTGTTGAGCGCATCAATAAAGTCATCGTACATCTCATTGATGCCTTTTCTGACGTTATTGATCCTGTCCTTGCCGAACGAGTCGCTTCCCATGTACTTGGGAGAATGAAGGACGATTCCTACGAGATCAAACATGAACTGCCGCATGGTGTCGCGTTCCGCTTCTCGGTTCACCCGAATCAGTTCTTTGATTCTGTCCGGATAGTCCTGTCCCTTTTTCGGGTTATAGCTTCTTCTCTTAGCCATTTCACTTTACCCCAGTGCTTCCGAAGCCACCACGATTCTCAGCGTTCATCTTCGTCACTTCTTCGATTGGAAATCTTTCCGGATGTTCATAAATCGTCATCTGGCAGATCCGGTCGTTGAATTCGACAAAACCGTCCCGGATACAATACGCTTCGAAGCAGATGATGTCATCGTCGCCGCAGTACGAATTGTCGATGATCCCAATCGAATTTGCCAAGATGATTCCGAAGCGTCTTGCTGTGGAAGATCTCGGTGCGAGGATCGTACCGTATCCATCCGGAAGCTTAATGGAAATGCCAAGGCTGATTCTTACAAGGTCGCCTTTGTGGAAGTCGACATTCTCTGCAGCTCGCAGGTCGATCCAGTCACTGCCGGGTTTGTACTCAGGCATAATCAGGTCCGGGTGATGCCGCTTGATCTTGATGGTCGGTGGGTATGCCCATGCTCTAGTTTCTTCACTCATTTTTTGTCCCTCAACTTCCCAAAGGCTGTTCCAGGGGCAGGTTCATCGAGGGTGACTGTGCAGGTGTCATCATTGGCGATGACCCAAATCAATCTCAGGTAGTTAATGAGATCCTGGATCTTCTCCATAAGGTCTTCCTTGTTTGAAAAATCGTCTCTCTCAACCTTGTCAACCAAAGCGACCCAGTGCTTCGTGGCATACCCAAGCGCAGTCTGCGCAGGAGTCCTGCCGATTGCCATCCCGCCGGCAACAAAGTTGTGGATGGCATCAGCGTCGCTTGAATAACCGGCATTTTTCTCAAACAGTGTGTTGTTGCTTTTGTCGCTAATCTGCTTGATGAGAAATTCAAAAGTTTCATACGTCATTAGATTTTCACGCTCCTCATAAATTCTCTCGTAATAAGCGGCTGACACCTGGCGATCTCATCTGCCTGCTGCTCCATGCAAAGCTTCAGCTCCGGGTGAGCATGCCCGTGCGCTCCTCGCTGCTGATAAATATGGCAGTAGTTTGCAAGATCGCACTCAAAAATGAAGTTGCTTGGGATGCTGAGACGATAAAGTCCGCGAACCGTATCCTGATCATCAAGCAAATCGTCTCGTACATAGCCATGTGTCGTCCAAGTGTACTGGCTGCCATCACGCTCGATTTTGTTCGGCATTTTGATTCCCTGCATTGCGAGTGCAACCTCAGTCGGAATGATTCTATCGGAATACCATTCCGACACGTCGCCGGCCATGGACTTCGCCATCCGCGTTGACGAACGAATGATTCGATTATCAAGCCGTTCTGCGTGGGCATCAAAATCGTCCTGTGCGCCTCTGTGAAGCCCCTCGACCGTGAATGATAATTGGATGAACTCAAGCATGGTCGTGTGACTCTTGCCCCATTTGAGCAGCATGCTCATCCAGTCGCAATACTTCTCGTAGCTCTTGTCCAGAGACATTGGAATAATGTCCAGCATTCTTCCATTTCGGTCGAGGACATCGCTGCAGGTATTCCGGATGTCTTCTTCGAGCCTTCTTGTCCATGTGCGCTTGCTGAAGAACATCGTTGTAATTGCATCCGGGATCCCCATGATCGAATTAAGATACACTCTCATTTTTCTTATCCTCCCATGGAACTTCTGTGCAGAAGCTGTCGCCAGTGATCATAATCATGCTATCCTTCATGAACAGTGGGACATTCCGGTCTTTGCAATACGCAACGACACTGTCTACCCATTCCTTCTCTGGCGATACCCGGTCTTTTCTGTTTCCGGTTTCCGCTCCAAGGATGATCCACTTCGGATTCATCTCAATCTTTTCAAGGTCCACAGGCCCGATAAGCGGTTCAATGCTGAGGAATGTATTTCTGTCTCCGAGATCAGGGATAACAGCAGAGCACTCTTCTCCGCCCGAGTAGGTAGCCCCATACCAGAAGTTCTCCATCTCCGGCAGCAGGCCGTTTTCTGCAAGAGCTTTATATCTTGCGGGGTTCTTCGTGAGGAACAGGAACCGGCGATTGGGGAAGAACGAGCACGCATTGAAAACCTGACTGATCCAATCATCCGGGACCCAGCTGCCAAAGAGGTCGCCCATGGAGCAGACAAAGACGGTCTTCCCAAGGTATCTCATTTCAGAATAGTTCAGCCGGTATTTGTGAAGGGTTGGCGTGAAACCGAACGGATACGGGGCCCTTTTCTGTTTCCCATCGCCGCCGGTGAAATAAAGCGGTTTCTCGAGTTCTACGATGCTCGCATTCGGCTCGAGCCCATCATCGTTTCCTTTGAAACGGTTTGCAGTGGACCGTGCGTAGCAATACGGACATTCATGGAGGCAGCCAGATACCGGATTCCATGTGGAATCGCAATACTCAATTTTCGTCTTAAACATATTTCACCTCAGAACGGAAGTTCGGAATCATCGTCATCAAGAGGGGCAAAGTCAGTGCTCTGTGCCGGTTCGTCGCTTTGCGTGGAGCTGCTTCCCTGAGAATCCTTCTTGCTTTCTCCGAAGTAAATGTTGTCCGCAACAACCTCTGCGCTGCGCCGCTTGTTGCCTTCTTTGTCCTGCCAGTTGCGGATCTGCAGCCGGCCGGAGACGACGGCCATGCGGCCCTTGGCAAAATACTTGCTGACGAAATCGGCTGTCCCTCTCCATGCAACGATATCGACGAAGTCGGTCTCTTTCTCCGCTCCCTGTGCCGCATAGTCTCGGTCGACCGCAATCGTAAATGACGCTACAGATATGCCAGATCCAGTCTGGCGCAGTTCAGGATCTCGCGTAAGCCGTCCCATGAGGACGATATGATTCAACATTCTGTTTCTTCCTTTCGTTTAAGTCCGAGGATCTTGCACAACGTCTTGTCGAGGATGATTCCTCCGGGAATATGGTATTTCTCCTGGAATCTCTGTTCTCCGAGATTGTGGTCTTCCGTGTGGTGGATTCTGCAAAGCGGCAATGCTTCCATACCCTCGTGAACGATTTCCTCCCGATCCCGTCCAAGGCCGACTCGGTCGACGTGGTGGATGTCGCAAGCTTGTCCGCAGATGCAGCATTTCTTATGTGCAAGACACCCGTAAATGTAATTCGGAACATCATCGACGAAGTTCAGAAGCGAGAAGCTGCACGGGATATCCCAATCAAGTATGAAGTTGACTAGGAAGCGCTGAAACGCGCATACCAGGCTCATTGGTGCAGAGGATAGTGAAAATATATGGTCAGCTGTTACCTGCAGATCCTCGGCGAGAAACTTCAGCTTGAGGTATTCCTTGGTCGGGTCGATTCCCATGCCAGTGAAATTTGAGATCTCCCGCAAAAGCTTGTAGCAGGTTCTCCTCTGCTTATCAGAAAGCGGCCGGCTGTCGATCATCTGGATATTGCACTCCTTATAATCCCGCCGGAGCATTGTGCGCCAGTCATCGTACTTGGCTTTGATGGTCATGACACCATGCTCGTCGACGTCCACGATTTTCCCGCGCACGATATCGATTGGAGTTTTCATGCAGCTTCTCCTTCCGGACCAGAAGCTACTTACGCTTCGGGTTCCTCGTAGTCAGGGTATTCTTCCTCGTCTTCACCTTCGCTTTCCGGCTCAGGAAGATGCTTGATTCCGGACGGAAGTGCCGCACGGTCATCATGGACGGTCTCATAGTCGGCGTCTACAACCTGCGCTTCAGCTGCCCACGGCTGCTCGTTCCCGTCTTCGTCCATGAACGATGTCTGGCCGTCGTTGATCTTTCCGATGTAATACCTGTTGGACGAAACATCGAACAGCATCTCATCGCCGGTCAAGGAACCAGACCGCTTGGACTTGATCTGCAGAACCGAGGAAACAGAATGGTCGAATGTGGGCTTTGTGATATCGCGGAAGCAGTCGTTCTCATTGTCTCTGACCTGAGTTTTCTCAAGAGAAACACTGATCTTAATGGTCACGACTGCATCTTCGGCGCCTTTCATTTCCATGTTTCCGAGGGTATCATTCATGATCTTGTCGAAGTCCTCTTTCAGAGCTTCGAATGTGTCGCATTCGAGCGAGATATACTTATCGTCCTTGCACATTGTCGTTCCTCCTTAAGTCTCAGAGCGTATTGCTCCGGATGTATTTGTTTCTGCACTCTTCAGAGCAGAAGTCTTTCCACTGGTCGTTCACCTTGGTCGTGAGCCACCCACGCTCGCGCAGGATTTTTCGGTGCTTCTTAGAATCGAATGCTTCGTCTTTGCTGTCGAAGCGGAACTTTTCTACCTTCCCGCAGCAATCGCAACGGTACGGCGTTGCCCCTTCCCAGAAGCCGTCAAACTCAAGTTCGTCACGCATCGTCGTTTTCCCCTTCTTCTGTACTGAGGCGGCGGTAGATCTCCGCCATCAGGTCCTTCGTGCATACGCCAGAGAGGTCCACAGTCTTTCCGCAGGTGCAGGTATCGCCTTCGTCGCAGGACTCCTCCTCGACCTCGTCGTCCAAAGAGACCAAGAGGTCAGAGTTAAGAAGCAAAGCGGGGCGGATGCCGAACGAGTTGGATGCGCTGATGCCGCTGCAGTCGCCGCTGTAGCTGACGCTCCACACGCGGTTGGTGTTGTGGGAGTACGGGGAGCGGAGCCACCGACACTGCCAAGGCGTGACGAGCCAGTGCCAGTCATCCTCGTTCAGCGGGATCAACTCCTTGAACTGGCCGTACTGCCAAAGCGTCAGGGGCGCCGCCTTGACCGTGATGGTGCCGTAGCTCTTGCTACGGTCGGTACAGCTCAGATCCACCTCAAACGGGAGAATGGCCGCGGCCTCCTCCGAGGTGTGAGGCAGGGCCTCCACCCACTTGTCGATGCGCTCCTTCAAGGTTGAGCGGGTGTAGTCGTTGCGGTTCTCCGCATCGTCCTTGTCGTTGAACGGGCAGGACTCCTTGCTCTGAGCCAGCAGGACAAACGCGGCGCCGTCACGCTGCTCCAGAACAACGAACTGTTCACCGGCGAAGTTGAAGATCCGGCCGGGGCTGAGCGTTGCGAGTTTCTTCATGTTTACCTCCTATTTCGTTACCATGTTTCTGCTTCTTGCAGCGTGACTACCACACGCGGGTCTCGGCTGTAAAACCGCCTGATCTGGAGGTCTACAACCTGGACGTCATCGTGGTATGCAATTTTATTCATCGCATCGAGGTATGCCTTAATCACATTGTCAGCGTCAGCTTTTTTGATAGGGCGGAGTTTTCGCTCCTCCATGAGTTTTTGAGTCTTCTTTGGTTTGCTTTTTGGAATACCATAGTAAGCGGTGATTCTCACATCGAGCGGCGTATCATGGTCAAACTTAAAGTCCCCGCATTGACGTCTGTACTCGATTTTTATAAGGTTCTCATACGAAGCCGTTTTGTCAGGAGTATAAGTCTGGACAAATTTCCCGGTGTTGCGGAATCTCGGTCTGCCCTTACCCTGTGGCTCGCCAAGTACAGTGAACCGCACCTTCTTTTGATAATCACTCATCGGCCTGATCCTCTTTTCTGGCAAGGGCCGAATACTCCAGATAATCGTAGTAAGTCTTCGCAGATCGGCGCCGGCGTTTTGGAGTGACGCTGTATCCATTCTTGAAAAGGATCATAGCCACCGTATTCCGGTCGTTCTTGTCTGATATGAGAAGTTCGCCGGTTATAAGCTCTTTGTTACCCATTCAGGAATTTCTCCATTTCATTAGATTTTGCAAAAGCCGCCTTTTTTCTCCAGCTCATTCCTTTGAACTCAATCGGATAGCACATCTCAAAGATCCGATCGTAGATCCGGTCATACTGCTCGCTTTCGGCGCTCATCATTTCATCCATCGTCAGATTCGTAGTGATGATCACCGGAAGCTTCGACCGATACCGGGCATCAATGATGCTGTAGACCTTTTCGAGTGCATAGCTTGTCCTGCGCTCCGCTCCGAGATCATCGAGGATAAGCAGCTTCGCCGCCTGAAGATTCTGGATGATATCGCTGTCTGCGTTCTTCTCGAGCAGTTCAAGCAGTTTGATAAACGAGATCATGATGACCGGGATCTTCTGGTCAAGCAGATGGTTTGCAATGCAGGCCGCTGCAAATGTCTTGCCAGTTCCGACGCCACCGTACATGATCAGGCCCATGTTCTTCTCAACCATCTTGTCAAACGCCGTGGCGTACCGTTTACAGAGCTTGAAGCATTTTTCGTTGCACTGGTTGATGACGAAGTTCTTGAACGAAATGCTCCGGAACCTACTGTCCATGAGACTTTCCTGGCGGAGCTTGCTGATGGCCTCCATTTCCTTCTCCTGCTCATCTCGCGCCCGCTGCTGTTTGTATGCGTCGGACTTGCACTTGCACATTACAGGGACGACCATCGGGACGTCTGTTCCGTCTCTTGTGATCGTGATAAATCTCTGCTTTCGCTTCCCGCATTTCCCACAGACTAGCAGCCCGTCGGCGTCTTTGAAGTCATCCGGGTTAACCGTAGCGTTCTTTCTGGCATTGTTGATAATCGGGGCCATGAAATCGTACTGGTCTGGCATCTCTCTTTACCCCCATCTGGAATAAGGATTTCCATTCGGATCATCGGGCCCATCCTTTTTCGGCAAATAATCCGTAAATGGCATCGTATCGGACAGGAACGTCTTGCACTGTTTGATAAACTGCCTTTCCGTTCCTTTTCGTTTGCACTGCAGCGCGTAATTCTTTGCAGCAGTAAGCAGATCTTCTGCACTGTATCCATTCTTTAACCGCGCCATGTACTTCTTATAGGCAGAGCCTTTTTCGTCTTTTCGGGGATACGCAAGCCAGAACTCCTCAAACGGCTTCGAATACTGAATGCTCCCATCACTCTCTCCCGGAACAGGTTCATCTCCACTACCGGCTCCGCGTCTGGCCGCTGCCTTCCGCTTTGCGTCCTTCTCGCGTCTCGCCTGTGCCGAAAGCCAATCGGACTGCCATGTTTCCCAGTCGTGGATGACAAGCTTTCCTTCAGCATTGTCGATCCACCCGGTTTCAATGAGAGCAGTCACAACATCGTTCGGGTCAAGACTGCACCCAACGCCTACACCGTAAAGGTATCTGGCGATATCCTCCTCGCTGGCATTCAGGATTTCGCCAGCCTCGTTCGTGTTGTTCTGCCCCCAGAGCCAGAAGAAAACGAGGATTCCCAATGCCTCAAACGAGGATGTATTTAATCTCTTGCGCAGATCGCGCAGCTTGGGTCCATCAACTGTCGAATACACAGACAAATACCTCCCGTTTGACACATCTTCCACTCCCTCCTGCTCCTGTTTGAAGCCTTTCATTCGTCACTCGGTTCAAGGTCAGTCACCTCGCCGGTCTCCTGGTTTACGTCCTTTCCGTCAAGCGCCCGTTTGAGAAGATCACCCATAATCTCTGCAAAAACAGACACTGGCATCTTCACTGTGCTGTCGCGGCCATGATCCGCAAGGATCTCTTTGAGGACATCGTTTCCACTTGCTCCAAAATGCTCCTTTGCGGTTCGAAAAAGCTGCTGTCTCTGCTCCTGCGAGATTTCAGGATCATCGGGAGTATTGTCTGCAGCAGGTCCAACAGGCTCGGTGTCGATTGCAGTTGCCGGAATCGCTCCGGAAGCAATCATTTCATCCTCAGAGTACACGCCTTCGTAGTCCTTCGGGAACGCTTCTCTCACGCACTGGCTGATTGCGACCTTGTTAATCATGGTCGCGGGCTTCGATTTCCAGTTTGCCATTCCTTTGTTGTACTCAGCAAAAGCGACCTCTTTGAATGCAGTGCGCTCAACATCCTGTCTCATGAAGTGGACTCTGCACCATCCGCCAATCAATGCCTCCCCCGGATACAGGCAGCACCCCTCTTTCTGGATGATCTGATTCCCTCTCTGGACGACGATGCCATCCTCTTTGAATAAATAGTTCGGATGCTCCCATGCGCGGCGCATGTAAGTTTCTTTTCCGATTACAGTCTGCGCAGGATCGTCCTTGCTGTATTTGATGAGGTAGATTTCTCCACCGACGGTAGGGTTGAGTTTGAGCTGTTTGCAGGTGTTCATGAAGAAGACAATCTCCTGGTCACTAACCAGTTCAGATCTTCCCCGAACCAGGTACTTCTTCACAAACGGAAGGTCAAGCTCGACGTGTGTCCCCATGACGTCGTAACTCGCGCAAAGGGCGTTTTGTTCTGCTTTCGTAAGTTCTGCTGCCATTTTTCTGCTTCCTTTCTAAATTACTTTCTAAGCGAAACAACATTCGTTTCCTTGATCTTGATTCCCGGAATCTGAATCATTCCATTGGTAGTACGCACAAGCCTGAGTACAGCTTTCAGATCAACCGGCCGGATTTCATATCCAGAAACCGAGATTGGGACAAGTGCAGGATCTACCGACTCGATCTCCCAGTCCTTCTTCACGGACACGCCGGCAGTCTTTGCCGGAGCGGCATATGCAATTCCGGTCTTGGCGTAGTCATCCATGACCTCCGCATCCGACATTGCATAGGCCGCAGCCTCGTAGTTTCCGGCCTTCTCAAGGTCAGCAGCCTCATCCAGCTTCTTCTTTGCAGCCTCCTCAGCTTCCTTTCTAGCGGCTTCTTCTGCTGCCTTCCGGCGGCGTTCCTTTTCCATGCGGTACTCGCTCATGGTCTGCTTGACAATTTTCTCAGCGGATTCCAGCGGATCGAGCATCTGCTTCTTCCGGGAGAGCACTTCATCGTAGGCTCTCTTCGCAGACATCCGCATGGGTTCGAAGAATTCCTTCACCTGTGTCTGTTTTGCCTTGATCGATCTGCCGAACTCAGCAGCAGCTTTGAACTGTGCCTCGTTCTGGATGATAATGTTCCGTGCATGCTCTTCGACGGTGTAGACCTCTTTGCTGAGAGCAACCTCCGTGTCAAGGGCCTGCGCGGATGTTCCGGTGATGATTTCCATGTCCTTTCCTCCTGTTTCCGCTGCAGTTCTTATGCAGCTTTGTGTGTATAGTCGTAAACGGTTTTCAGAGCTCCGAACACTCTCCAGCGTTCAGGATCGTACCGCTCAAACTTCATGATCTTGTAGGTCCCATCTATTTTGAGATGGAGGATTTGCTTTGCCTGAATCTCGAGGCCGTCTGTTTTGAATGCCTGCGCATAGGCTTCGAGCTGGACGCCGCAGGCCATCTCCTCCAGCTTGTACGTTGACTTGATATCAATCAAGGTAAGGGCATCATCTACAATGGCAACCATGTCTGCCGTGCCTGCATACCGCATGACTTTGTGATACAGGCGGGTTTCCGAAGCAAGTATCTCAGGGGAATAATCCTCGTGCCATTTCAGGAAAGCATCCATATATCCGGAATATTCAGCTGAAATGTCAACAATCCCGAATTTGATAAAGTTCTCACAGGCATTATGGACGATAGTTCCTTTGTCCGCCGCTGCATTGAGCGTTCTGGCATCCACTCCGGAGTAAATGAAACTGGACAGCGGCTGCATGATTTTCGTTACGCTTGGGAGTTCCATCCCGCGCAGCGTGTAAATGTGCTGCTGTTCCTCAAATTCAAGTTCAGGGAACTGCGGGATTTCAATCTTCGTACTCATCATTACCACCTGCCACGCTCCTGACAGCTCCGTACTTTTTCAGAAGGATCTCCGGAGCAGCCTCTTCGAAACAATCTTCGTGATAATGATCTCCGTTGAAAACGACTTGATCGTCGCCCTCGCAAATCGGATCACCGCAAAACTTGCACTTGCAGACCTCAGCAGGTTCTGGCGGCTCTAGGCCAAAACTGACGTTGTACGACATTTGTTCATCTCTCCAATCGCTTTAATTCCAGCCCACATGGCATGGTTTCCAAGTTCACACTCGAACAGCAGCGGGAAGTAGTCCGGGCCCTTTTTGAGATACGCAAGCTTTCTCATCGTGTAATCTAGGACCTCGCTGACTTCATCTGGTTCGAAATGGATCTGTCGCTCTTTTTCCACGGCACGTACGATGTTGATAATCTGCTCCTTAGCCAAATGTTCCATCGAGCACCATCTCCTTTGCAATTCCACGCTCAAGCAAGTCGTCCATATACCTGATAATCGATCTGCTGTATCCGCTGCTGTAATATCCCTGATTCCAGAGCTTTGCAGCTCCTGCCTCGCCGCAGTTATAAGCCATGAGTGCAAGGTTGTAGTCGCCGTACCTCCGGATCAGATCACTGATCATATACGTCCCGGCGTAGATGTTGTCCTCCGGATCAAACGCGATATCTTCTACGCCAATATCTTCAAGGTCCACGCAGATCCAGTGGAAATTGATGCTTGCGACCTGCATAAGCCCATAGCACTCGGCGTTGTACGCAGTCTCGCAAAAGCTGCTTTCCTTCCAGATCATTGAAATCACGAGCGCATACGGCACGTCAAACCGGTTTGCTGCATCCCTGGCTACCATCTGCAAATCATATGAAAGCGGAATCTCGTCGCTCACATAGCCTTCCTCGAGCAGCTTGGCTTCCTCGTCGTAGGTGCTTTCTTCCTCCTGCTCATCGACTTCCTCCGGCTCGTCAAGTTCGACCAACGTGTACTCTATGTACTTGACGGATGGGATTCTGGACATTTTGCATTCCATCTGGTCTGTCGGCTCCTGCTCGATGACGATTTCTTTCTCGTCATCGACAAAGCCAAATGCCCTGAGTGAAGCAGCTGTGCTTGCATACACAAGCATTACGCAGACTGCAGCGACGGCCACAATGCTGACGGCCGAAAACAGGCATCTCAGGACCAAAAGCGCTTTCTTCATTTCGCTTTCACCTCTCTCTCGTGGTCTGTCATGACCTGGGATCCGAGCATTTTGAGCTCAGTTGCTGACAAAATGAGCTTATCGGCGTAATCGAGGATTTCCTTCAGGCTGGGGATTTCATCTTCTGTGATCTCCCCGTCCTCCGCTATTGAAATCAGCTCACGCTTGACATCTTCCAACTTGCCGGGATCAAGAAGATTGATGAGCTTCAGTGTCGTTCTCTCGACCGGCGACATTGCAGTCGCAATCGGATAGTTGCATCCGATCGGACATTCTTTCTTGCAATACAGGTTGAGCAAATACGGAGCATTGTACAAGTCAGACATAAGCACGACCAGGTCAACCGGAACACACTTGTGAAGGCCAAGCTCAATGTTCTTGACTGTATCTACCGATACGCCCAGTGCTTCCGCTGCTCCCTCTCTGCTGCAAAGCCTGTCGTTCCACTTTGCCGCTTCTATTCGGGCTTTATAATACACATTACCTGCCGCTTTCGTGGCTCCACGTCCCATTTTTATTCCCTCGCCTTTCTGCTAGAATAAATACATAGATAAGACATGATTGCAAATGGTGCAACAAGGGTTGCATTCATTGCAACTTTTTCTCAAAAAAATTAGGGTCTAATATCCGTATGGATTTTATCTCGGCTTTCTTGTTTCAGTTGCCCGCCGAGGAAAACCTCATTGAAGTCCTCAAGATCAAGCCCAAGTTTGTCAGCAACCAGAATGGCCTCGTTAATCGAAAAAGGAACTTCGCCGCTTTCCTTCTTGACATACGACGATTTCGACTTGTTTATTAGCTCGGCCATCTGCTGCTGGCTGTATCCGAGCATAATCCTTCGTCCTTTGATGACTCTTGCTCCTTTGATTTCCAGTTGCTTCATTTTACCTCCTCCTTCCTTTTATGGAATCTATATACTAATCGTAGCATACCAATACTAGTTGTCAATAATAAAATTACGTAAAGTTGTAATTTAATTGTTATTATGTTCAAGCAGGTTGATGTTTTCGGAAAACTAATGTATGATATATAAAAAACGAGGTGTTTGTATGGTCAAGTTTAATCAAGATGAAGTCGGAAAAATCTTAAATGAAAGATTGTCAATCATCATGCAGCAGCGTGGGATGTCTTCTATAGATTTATCAATAAAATCAGGAATAATGAAGTCAGGCATATGCAGATATCTTAATTACCCGAAATATAAAGTGCTGCCGTCTTTGACAACTCTGTGCGCGATCGCACAGGCATTGAATATATCAATAGACTGGCTGCTCGGAACCTATGAAAACTGCGATTACGCATCTACATCACCGGAAAACGTGAGCTTAATCTATACATACAGCGTTGCATCTGAAGCCGATAAGAAAATCATCGATACGATTATCGGCAAGTATCAGAAAGAGAAGGTTCAGGAATGAGTTCGAACCAGTTCGTATCGTCACCTTCCGATAAGTTTATTTCTTCTATCGGTAGCAGAGAAACATCTGCTGCATTGCAAGATCTCATTACGCAGACTGCTTCGTGCTCCCCAATCTTTAGAATCGATGAATCTCCAAATCAGTTGTGCATTCTGTTTACTGCAGACGGTGGAAAACGGTTCTCGGCTTTTATGACCTTCATCGTCAGGTCTGGAAACGTCTCTTGCACAGTATCAAAAAAGGGAATGTACGAAGCCATGGATAACTCCGGCTGCTTTGCGTTCGATTCGAGTGATTATATAAACGAAGTCTACAGTGTAGCTGGTGCTGATCCTGCAGCACCGTCTGTAGAGTTCGATGCATCCTTGCTGATAGATCAATCAGAGAAGATCCTGAGTGCTGTGAAAAAATTTGCTCATACAATCACGGATGGCTATGAGCTTACATCGGTCGTTTCTTAGTCGTTTATTGGTTGCTTATTGGTTGTTTATTTCTATCATAAACTGTGAAAATCACAAAAGTATATGTTACTTTATCAGAGGCTTTTCGCAAGATATTGCAGGATATCGAAGATATTTCAAAACATTTCACGCAGTTTTGATTGGAGCTCATAATTCGTAATCAGCAGGTCGCCGGTTCAAGTCCGGCCACTAGCTCCAGAAACCGGTGAAAATCGTAAGATTTTCGCCGGTTTTCTCTTTTATTTGTTCGGATTTTCGGGCGGCGAATTTGCCTGACCCACACCGCGACCCACACGGCGAAATGTCCAGAGAGCGTCGGAGAGGATATGCTTGGTATCCTCTCCGACGCTCTCTGCTTTTTTACATGACTTGCGCCATGAAATTGCCCATCTTTTCCGCTGCGTTTTCCTGCATCTGACGTGTAACGTGGGTGTAGGTTCTTAGCGTGAATCCCGCGTCGAAGTGTCCAAGCATACTGGATACCGTTTTCACGTCTACGCCATTCTGAAGCGCCAACGTTGCGAATGTGTGTCTCAAGTCGTGAAATCTCAGGTGTTCCAGCCCTGCATCTTTCAGGATTTTCTTGTGGATGTTGACCACCGAATCCGGGTGGTACATTTCGCCTGTTTTTGGGGATGGGAACATCCAAGGATTGCTGGGGTGTTTCTGGTGTTCTGCGACCAGCAGATCAACGGCATCCTGCGGAATTGAGATTTTGCGGATGGAGTTTTCCGTTTTCGGGCGCGTGATGTCCGGCTCGCCTGCGTTGTTGCGTCCGGCCTGCTTGCTGACAGAAATCGTCTTGTTTTCAATGTCCAAGTCCGACCATTGCAGTGCGACCAACTCGCCCTTGCGCAGACCGCTGATGAGCTCCAGATAGAACATTGGCAGGACGCCACGCTGATTTGCTGCTGTCAGATAGGATTTGATCTGCTCCGGCGGCAGGATCTTCATTTCGTGCTTCGGGATTTTGGGCGGAATGCAGTCATCTGCCGGGTTTCTGAGGATCAGGCGCTCTTTGACCGCGCGGTCGAGTGCGTTGTGCAGCATCGTGTGGATGCCGCGAATCGTCGAGTCGCTGAGACCAGGTTGCTTGTTCTTCTGCGCTTCGCGGAGTCGCCCATGCTCCTGTAGGTCTTTGTAGAGCCATTGCAGGTCGCGTCCAGTCAGTTTTTTCAGCAGAATATCTCCGAGGCGTGGTATGATATGCAATTCGATGCCGCGCCGGTAGTATTCAGCAGTCGAGAATCGCAGGTGTGGCTTTGCGTATAGCTCATACCACGTTTGCAGCCATGTGCCGAGCGTGTACTCATCTGCGCGTCGTACATCGACAGTTTCCGCTTCCGCGACCACTTTTGCCAGTTTCTCTTTTACCTCCGCCTGCGTTTTGCCGAGGACGTTCTTGATTAGCCGCTTTCCGGTCTTTTCATCATATCCGGCTGTGTACCGCCCTTCCCAGCGCCCGTCTTTTCGCTTGCGGATGTTGCCTTCACCGTTTGCCCGTTTCTTTGCCATGTCTGTGCCTCCTTCGCTTTGGTAGCACAAACAACTACCACAGAACCGGCACAAAGTCTACTGATTTTTTCGGAAGATCGGAATATTTTTTAGCTGCTTTCACTCACGTCGGAAATCCCTATTCTTTGTTTACTGCGGCGCAGTTTTTGCACTCCAGCGCTAAAATATAAAAACGCTCAAATAGTGCGGAGTTTGAGACATACGCAAGGGCCTGTTATAATTTTTATAAAATTTCTTTTGCATTTTTCATCCCTTTGGGTACTCTCATTCGTTATACTGACAGAAAAGGCGGTGGAATACAGCGATCATGTACTGGTGCGTGAGATCAAAGGCGAAGATAAGGGCGCACTGGAGCTTTTGACCTGACGCTGGATGCATTTATCGCAATGATGCAGAACATCGGCGGCCATGCGGTGTATTATTTTCTTATAAATCAGACTTTGAGATTTGGAGGCGTAGCATGAAAAGACAATTTGCCGTTATTCTTTTATTAATCAGCATTTTATCCTTATCTGGATGCCATAAAGAACCATCCACTCCGAAGGCTCTTGTTCCCTCCATCATGTACAATGGTGAGATTTATTGCAGCACAGGTAAGCAGATGCCCGGTGAGGTGGCCGAAGACGCAATCATTGGAGAGATTACATCTACTGTTCCACTATCTCAATGGCCAGAGGAGGACGGACAGGCAAACTTCGATATTCTAGGCGCTGCTTATGCAAACACCTCCGATGGGATTGTTGTTTTCATCGATAACGAATGGACGCTTTTTGAGAAAAGAGAAATCAGCAAATAGCTTCTGACTTTTAAGTGGACGCCTGCGGGCGTCCATTTTCTTTTTTGGGGCCTAACCTTTTCAGTAGCGTCAAAATATAAAATATCAAACATTGCAGTTGGAAACACACGCAAGGGTCTGATATAATTTTATAAAATTTCTTTTGCATTTTTAATCCCTTTTGACACTCTCGTTCGTTATACTGACAGAAAAGGCGGTGAGGCGGTGGAATATAGCGATC